ATAAAATTGCCAAAATTTTTGGACACTCTCGAAACACCAGTAAACTCTGGAGTTTTGAAAAATTATTTTTGGACACAAAATTGGACATTTTTGGACATGTCCAATTATTTTTGGACTTTTTAGACTTTCCGACCCAGAGCTGCCCAGGAAACCGGACGGTGGAAAAGTTGTCGGAGAGGTTGGCGGGCCCTCCACCAACCTCTTTGCCAGACCCCTCCAAAGAGGCACTGAGACCTCCTTCGTGGAAAGTTAGGGTGAGGGTAGGGATAGGTAGGCTAAAAAAAGACCCGCACTAGGCGGGTCGAAGTTCTCAAAGGTTCAGGCCAAGCCTGAACTAAGCTAGTCATCCATGCTCTCGGCAATGGAAATCACCAACGAAGGTGCCTTGGTAAGGTCCAAGGTAAGGACAGTTCTCCTGGTCCCGGATAGCCCCATTTGAACCTTTCGGTCATCTGCTACAAAGTAACCCTCTTCTCTGATGGCTCTGAGAAGCATGTTCTTCGAGAAGGTCAGTCCTCCTCGAGAGTCACTCTTCACTTCTTTGAATACAGCTGGGTACCAGATATGAAGGAGGTCTCCTTCCTTCCGGATGTGCGCCCCGGTGATCACAGAGTTCTCCCGAGCAATCATAGCTGCAAGACTCTCAAAGAACGAAGAGAGAGTGGAATCATCTACCTGCTGGGATTGTTCTATCTCACATGCCTCCACTAGGTATGCCAGGTAATCAAACTCTGGGAAGTACTTTTTGGCCATCTCCATACCGAAGTACCCTGCTGTAGCCCAGACCTTGCTGACCCGCTTCGAGCACCCAGCCTTCACCAACTCCTTATCTAAGTCCTTTATCCCGGCTAATACTTCAGTCTGCCTACCTGCGTTGCAAGACTCTAGGATCCAGTAGTAGAAGATATTGCTTAGAGATTGGAGGTTGTCCTCGTACCATTCATAGCTTTCTTGCATCTCTCTCCCAGTTCTGGGAACCCGAACAGAGATACAGCGCTCCCGAGTAGCAGGGTCTGCAGGAAGATCCTCTCCTGCTAGGATCAAAGTTGACCGAATAGGTAGAACCTTGACCTGATCATTGGCAGTGGCTACGGTTCGACCTTCTCTGTCATACCAGGATCGGATCATCCCCAGGTAGCTATTACTTAGCTCATCACTTCTAAGCTCATCCAGTACCAGAGGTATTGAGCTGTAATATGCACCCTTCCGCATAAACCCGATCCCGCTTCGAAGCTGCTGAACTGCAGTACTAGCCATTTTCTCTTTAAGCCCAAAGAAATGTTGCAGCCATTTAATCACCGTAGATTTACCTTGACCACCAATACCCCAAAACATCAAAATACCAAAGCCGTTATTGGCCTTGAATATTAAGTCGGAATATGCATTGGATTGAATCCATCCCACACAGGTTAATGCAACACCTAGATTCCCTAAATTATTACCCAGCTGCTGAATAGCCCCCTGTAAAAGGTCAGAGGATTCTTCTCGGCTAAGAGAAGTGCATAATGAAGGGATACCCTCTGCAGATTCTGCTTGCACAATACTCTGTGGACGAATACCTACGCTTTTTCCAGATATCCAAAATACGTTATTATCATCAGGCTTAACCACCACCCCATTATCAGTAATAAGGATATTCTGGAATATCCAACACTTATTTCCGGCATGTCTCCCTACATGCTTGGGGATATTAATAGTAACATCCGGAAATTGGTCATAGACTAATCTCCACATACCATCGAGATCAGAATCCTTACCCATCCATTCACAGTCTAGGTTTCTAGCGGCCAATACTCGGAAAGGCTTACTGGAAACCTTAGTTTCTGAATCGATGAAGAAAGGCTTGCTTCGACTACCGTCTTGACGACGGACGACGACTTCACGTAGACGATCCCCTTCTTCATCCTGGAAAACGTTCTTCAATTCGATGATGAAGTTACTGAGTCGGAAATAGTCAGCCACCCCGTCCTTATACCGTACCCGCCAATAGCAACCTTTTCGTTGAATGATTGGACAGTCTTCAAGCTCAACCAACTCTGTAGACTCATCAGAGTCCGGGTCTTGCTCAGAAGGTACGTTCGGAGGAATATAGCTGGCAATCTGAGGAGGCGCAGGTTGAAGTACCTCCACCTCGTTTGACCCAGAGGATTCCCAGGGTGCAGAAGAGGCGGAGGAGGCAGGGGCAGGAACCTCCTGTGAACCTAGAATAGAAGCGTCTTCCACAACGCCAATGACTCCAGTAGTATTCCCGGGGGTTGGTGCCGTAGGATAGGTTTGGGAAGGTTGAGTCGGATTTGACGAAGACTCGGTAGAACTAGAACCCTCCCCCCAAACCCCGTCCAAGGGAGTAGGCTTAACCTTGTTCAGATCTACTTTGACAAGGTTATTCTTGACGATCTCCCCTAGGTTTCCGCCACCCACCAACAGTTCATCAATGTCCTTGTCTTCTGGGGGATAGACGTGAGCAAGCCCAGCGAAGAACTTTCGAAGACCTTCTACCTTTTCTCTATACTTATCCCCAGCAGAGTCCGGATCGAAGATCGTAACAATCTTCTTAGTCTTGCAGTTCAGACGGAGCCAGTCCAGCTGCTCCCCTGAGATTTGGCCGATGATAGCAAAAACGCCCAGACCCCCTCCTGCTTCCAGGACGGCTAAGCGGTCGTTCTCTCCTTCAACCAGTACCAGGGCGTCAGACTCTGAGAAAGAGTCCTGGCCATAGAATAGGTATCCGTTCAAAGAGAACTTCTTTGGGAGCTGGTATTCCCGCTTCTTGAGCGGATCCTTGAAAGTAAAGTGACTAACCTTACCCTTGATAAAGTGGGGGTAAATGAAACAGTTTTCCGGCAGGTAGTCCCGACCGGTCTTCTTGTTCATTAAGCCGGACTCTAAGATAACTTCCTGGTCGATACCAAGACTATCCAAGTACTCACAAAGCTTCCCGTCCGAGAACCCCACCTTACAACGGGTCAGGGTAGCTGGTAGCCGCTTACGGACTTCCGTCTGGTATCGTAACGGAGTTAACCCCCCTAGTAACGGGGTAGGTTTGTCACAAGCTTCGTTTAAACAGGCGTGGTAATAGTCAGCAGCAAGATTAAAGACTTGCTGCACTGGGCTGTAGTCAAATGGAAGCTTAATATCGTACTCTTTGGCGAGTTCTCTGACTGCTTCTGCGACTGACAGGCTCTTGTGTTTAGCCCTCCAAGAGATAACATCCCCGTGTTCCCCACACGAGAAGCATTTATAAAAGGCGGCGGAGTTATCACCTTCTGGTGCATGTACTCTGAAGCAATCATGGTGGCCGCAGAAAGGGCAGGATTCGGAAAGAGCATCTCCTTCAATAATCCAATTCTTGTCCCCCATCTGACGAAACGTTACACTTAAGTCTTTCTCTAACTCGGCAAGAAGGGGGACTTGGTTTTTAATTAGACTAAACATTCAAAGGTATCTCTAGAAAAGTTGAAGGAGCGGGCATTTTATCTTGCCCGTGCTTTTCTGTCCAGTAGACTATAGAATGTCCTGCCTAGTGGCTATGCTTGTCGGATCGGAATCCATTTCTTAGTTCCTAACTCTATGGGTTTAAGGGCTCCAGACTTGCAGCCCATGTTGTCGTAATCACACCACTTACAATAGGAGCCTCGGACATGCTTGAAGTAGCCTTTCTCAAGCATACTATCAATGGCACCTTCAATACTCATCTCCATGGTGTTTTTAAGCTTACTCTCAATCTCTGTATGATGAGAGTACTCCGCCATTTTCACCTCCCCGGCAGCAATGAAGTGTACTCCGGTCTGGGCACCTTCAATCTTATTAATGCCGAAGTGAAATAGGATCTTGTACCAGTCTAGCTGGTCTTGATACATCTTGACCGAGCCTTGGCCTCCACCAGTCTTATGGTCAAAGATGATGATATCCCCATTCTCGAGCATAATGACTAAGTCAATGACGCCTCGGAGCCAGACATCGTCATCAAAGAACCCAGCTGTTTGGAAGTCTCGGGTAATCCCGATTCGCAATTCAGTTAGTACTCGTTTAATCTTATTCTGACGGCCAAAAGCCTCGATTCGTTCTTTGAACTGAGTGATGTTGTAGTAAAGGACGGTAACCTTCTCTTCCCACAATTCAGCACTGAGAACCTTCTTATCTACGTAGTTCTTTCGAACTTTGGCGTAGGAGGCATCCACGCTTTTCCCCAGGAGCACATTCTCAAGGATCTCGTGAGCAGCCTTACCTACATTAGCAGATACGGGGTCGCTTTGGAGTTGAAAATGCTCCGGGATCTTGAGCTTAAGAATGTACTTAAGGTAGAACTGGAACGGGCACTTCTTTAAAGTCTTGTATTTAGAGGTACTCCAAGGACCTAGGGAAACCAGGTCAATCTTAGGAGCAGGCACCTCTCCGTCTAAGTCTGCAATGAGTTTTGCAAACTCTGCAAGCTCTTCTTCAGACAGTTCAGTTTTAGGAGCCAAGGGCTCTGAAGGTGCGGCTACAGCATCGGCAGTCCCTGAGAGGAGGGTTTGATCGGTCACTGACGATCCTTTATTAGGTTTAGAGGTGGGCACCCCAATTTCATCCCAGGGCGGAAGATCCATACCTCCATAAAAAGAGGTTTTGTTTGTCTGTATAACCTTGGAAGAGTTTTCTTTAGGATTTACAGCGCTGGGGGTAGGATCTTCGGGATTAGACATGATATTTAATGGCGGTATTTAGAAGTAGGAGGTTTGAATCTAGTTGCAGAATCATACTCGTCTTCTTCTGGACCGTCAAGATCTAGCATGCTTATATCCAAACCCTTTTCGGAGGCGGATTGAATGAGGTCTGCTATTGCCTCAATGTGAGACTCAGTATCTCTACCACGACCTCTAAGGTTCTTACCGTCAGATCTAGTCTTTCCGATTTCCCTAGCCTCATCAATGAATTTCTCAGATAACCTCTTGTTTTGGACTCCCGGGGTCTGTTCCAACTTCTCTATTAAAGTCCGTATTTGCTCCTTACGGGCTTCATTGAAGAAACCGGGAATGGATCCTAGCTTAGATTGAGATCCTACCAGGAAAGTGTGCATAGTTTCCAAGTTAGGGATCCCTACCATGGCGCCGCTTTTAGAAAGTCTCACGATGGGGGAGAATGGAATGTCTACAGTAAACTGGAGACCTAGTTGATCTTCTGCCAAAACGGAGGGTAACGCCACCACGAAACTATCTTCAATTTCTTGAAGTAAGAACCCAAGAAAAACCTTACTATTTGGCATCATGAAGCATCGAATACTCAGTTTCTTCCCAGAGGCATACCGAGGAGAAGGATCCAGGAGCTGCTGCAATTCCTGAATAAAAGTAGCTTCGTCTTTAGATACGTTCTTGGGTGGGGGTTCTGAAAGGGTTTCTAGAAGAGGTAAGCTTTTAATATCAACCCACTCATCTCCCAAAGGCTCTTGATGATCTTCATTTTCAAGATCTTCCACTGAAGGATCTAGGAATGTGAATCCAGTATTTAGGCTAGGGGTTTTTGACATGATTTGGTTTTTAAGTGGATCGGTCTAAAAAAAGAGCCTGTAGGGATACAGGCTCTTGTCTAAGCTAAACTTGGCACTAGCAGCGTTTAAACGCTGTAGCTCTTAGCTAAGGGGCTCACCGACTTAGGAGTCACATCCGTCACCTCCTCTGCAATTTGCAGGGTAGAGGTATTGTCCGCAACAGGATCTTCAGTCGCAGGGGCCGACAACGCCAGTTGCTCAGCACGGAGCTTGGCATTTTCATAGAAATGGTCAATCATTTCCTTGCGATCCGATGAGACTGCGGAAAAGAGCGCTTCTAGGAAGGGTACTAAAGCATCTGGAGTTTTACGAGACTTTTCATCAAGGACCTCAATCTTGAATACCTCAACATTCTTTGCCGTCGAGCTGGTTTCACTCTTCAGACCGTAGGTTCGCTTATAAGGGGAAACTCCAGCCTTCTTCATCAGGCTTTCCAGCTCCATGCCAACCTTGAACCCAGACTTACTAAAGTTCACCGTAAAGACTTTGGTAAGGTCGGCTGTGATGGCAAGGATGGCCTTGATTTTACCGCAGTCAGATCCACCTTCCTCTCGCCAAACAGCATGAGGGCAGGCTTTACAGTTCTGGCCGATAGCCCCAAACTTTGCGTCAGGGCTCCAGCATAACATACGGCTGTTAGTTTGATCGGGGTCCCAGTATTGACGAGCATCCCAGATACGAATAGGGATGAACTTAAGAGGTTGCTCCACCTTTACCTCCCCCATAACGAAGTCGCCGATAGCTGTCCCCTTCGGGATAGCGCTGCGGTCGGTGGTGCCTTGGACCAGGCGGAGGAAAGGGGGCTTCCAGGTAACCGGGTCGTCCCCAACACCTTCAATGACAGCGCCCATTTCTTCAATGAGTGCCAGGGCATTTGCTTTAAGCTCGTCGGGGAGGTTCTCCGCTAGGACTTTGAGATTATCGAGATTTTGCATTGTATGTTTCCAAAAAGTAAAAAGGATGAAGCTTGACTTTTGGCAAGACTTGAGAGGTTAGGTTAAAGAATCCAACAGTGTGTACTGACTGGACGCAATTATAGCACTAAGTTCAGGAAGAGACAACCCCCAAGTCTGAGCGATTCTGTCAGGTACTTGACCTGATTGGATTTGGCTTAGCTCTGAACGAGTCAGAATCAAAGCCCCGGTTTTTTCTAGCATGGTAGCACCTCAAAAGCTAGTGTTTGCTTGGCAATTTTCTTATACCAAGGTTTGCGGAATTGTTGAATTGAAGGCGGTCGGTTTCTATCAACCGTTGTCAACCATGCGGATCTTCAAAGATATCCGCAGGCATCCCCCGGAAATGAGCCAAGACCACGTTACTTGAGGTGTACGCAACCTCAGTATCTTGCTTGCCATACAGACAGCTTACCAGCAGATCCAGTGCAGGCAAATCTGCTGCAGACGAAGACTCAAAACGAAAAGCAACAATGCCTCGTTCCTTGATCAGTTGGGATTCGACTTTAATCATAAAACTATTAGGACCTTTCGAACAAAAATAGTTGAATACTTTCAGATTGTATCGTACAATCCAAGCATGTCAATCGGAAAATACTACGACAAGATTATGGAAGAACCTCTTTTGGGTAAAGAGGAGGAGTTTGACCTTTTCTTGGAGTACCAAGATGAAGGCATCACAGAGGCCAGACGGGCAGAGATTCGAGACCGAATCATTCGGGCAAATCTTAGATTTGTCTTCAAGCAGGCAAAGCACTTTAGCAAGAGTGACCCTGAGATGTTCGAAGAACTCATCGGCGCCGGCAACGAAGGCTTGATTGTAGGTATTGAGAAATTCCTACCGCAAGAAGGGTACCGATTCCTCACCTATGCAGGCTGGTGGGTAAAGCAACGGATTCTAGAGCGGATGAGTACTCAGCGTATCGTGTCGCTTCCTACTTGGAAACAGCAGCTGGGCACTAAGATTCAAAAGGCTATTGATGCCAATGATGGTCTTAGCTTTGAAGAACTCAAGCCGCTGTTCCCAGACGTCCCTGAGAAAGTCCTTTTCGAAATGTACCAGACTCGGTACTTGACTTTCTACATAGAGGACATGCAAGAAGACTCCTCGTTCGAGATAAACCCTATAGAAGATGAAGTCGATGCTAGACTAGATCGGGAAAAGCTTCACAAAGTCATCCGGGAGCTTCCCGACCCAATGAACAAGGTTATCTTCCTATCTTTCGGCCTTCTCGATGGAGACGAAAAAAAACCTCTAGATATTGCAAGAGAACTTGGTCTAACCAAAGACCAAGTTCGTAGTTACAAGAATGCAGGTCTAGCTAGAATCCGAGAGTTGATCGGAGACGCTTCTCTGTCTGGGCTTGCAGGAACTTAGGAGGTTTCTTGGCGTGCGCTCCGATTACTGGGGTTGCAGCTAGAGAGGCCGGACCCTTGGTCACAACTGTAGGTTGCTGGACAAACCGAAAGGGCTTTGATACCGGTTTGCAGGGTTGAGTGTCCCCTGGCCAGAATTGCCAATTCCACATAGATCCTGATCCTTTTTAGAAAAGCACCGGGGAGAGTCCGGCCTTAGACTTTTGATAATCCCAGACAACATCTTCACCGATACCCAGAGAGGACAAATCATCTAAAGAGAGATGATCCTTGAGACCAAGATCGTCCTCCTCGACTGGATCCAAGGTATGCAAAACCACCCGTCGCCGAATACCTACAGCCTGCAAGGTTCTTGTGCCAAAGGAGGCCGGGGAGGTTAGGGGGATCGATGAAACGGCTGAATTTAGGTTTGCCAAAGTTGGCTCCTAGGTTATAGAACAGTTGAGTTGGAATAGTAGAGATTTCCTGTCTCTACTATTCTTATACCATGAAATTGACGAAAAGTTGATTTCCGAATTTCAGTTTTTCCAGATAATAGCTTCTTTTACCCAGTTAGGTAAAGCCTTGCCATTTCTTTGGATGAACTTGTTAAATCGCTCATCGAGAAGGAAGGTCGCCCCGTAATCGTCCTCACTACGGTTTACTCGGCCAATGATTTGGCCAAACACTACCAAGGCCTGGTAGTTGTACCAGGGGAAGTCAGACTTAACCTTGTCCTCTACGAACTTAGACCCCATCCCCATGTAAGGTACCCGGACTGCAATCTGAAATCTTGCCCGGTCCCCTTTGAAGTCAACCCCTTGTTGGCAGATAGGGGACACGAAAACCTTGGGCTCAGGGTCTTCATAAAACGACTCCAACTTTGATTGGAAGTCGTCAGCTTCATGAGAAACCACTCTGGGACTATTCAGAGCATTGGTGATTTGCACCGCTGCGGAATAGCTTGGAGCGTGGATCAGTCCCTTGGCATCTTTGAAAATCTCCATGATGCTTTGGATCTTTTCAATGACCTCCGGGAAGTTCTCATTCCAAGTTGCATGAGAAGTGTTAACCTGGTACTTCGGCTTGGCATAGATAGGACGGTTTTCCTTAGGGAAGGATGATCCAATCCTGATCATATGGGCATCACTGAGATTGATTCCTAGGTTTTTACAATATGTTTCCATATTGTAGATAGTGCCGGACATGAGCAAGACTTTCTCTCCGTAATCAAGCAAAAGCCTTCCTACTGCTGAGCCTACCCAGTGAGGGATGAAGGAGAGCACTGCTCCAGACGGAGTTTGGGATCCCGGCTTAAACGTAGGAGAAACTTCTACTGAAAAGCCTTTAGAGAGGTAGTCCCTGTCTTCCAGAGAAGATACTTTAGTCAGGTACTCATCTCGTTCTGAGACGTATTCTGGGTCAGCAGCTTTTAAGGCCAAGTCTCTCTCGGAGATTGCCGGCACAAACTTGTCTTGAAGCAGAAAGTCTACCCAAGCTTTCACCGGAGCACACTTCCCCTCATTACCTTGAAGGGCTTGGATATCGGCATCAGACAGCCGAGTCCTGACTACAACCTTCTTTGTGATGAACTCTCGGACCATCCCTTCAATTTCATGGGCCTCGTCCACGATCAGAAGTGGGCGTTGTTGGAACTTATCTCCAAAATTGGTTTGGAAGATGAAGGAATGCAGGTTGTGGACGATGACGGGACTTTCCTGAGCTACTTTGATGGCAAGAGAGTACGGGCAAGGCCGCTCGTCTACACACATCTTGTAAACTTCTAGATTGTCCTTACAAGGCCCTTCTGCGCAGTTAGGTTCATTCCACCCTGGGTGACGTACCCTACCTTGCGCTACAGCGTCTAGGATAGGCGTATAGTGCTTGTATGGGGTATCAAAAACGCAGGGGTAAGAACTCCGACCCTTCATCAGGACCAAATCCTTTCCAAAGTCTTCATAGTACTGTGCTTGAAGACCTTTTCGAGGGGTCAAGAGGTGAGCCCCACCGGCACCTTCAATCAACCCACCCTCTGCTAGAGCATGAGTCATAGCAATCGCACTCTTACCGGAACCCACAGGGGCTTCAAGGATAACGATACGCTTACCTTCCTTGAAGACTCTATCAATTTCCTTGATAACGGCTTCTTGGCTTTTGCGAGCAGAAGGAAGGGGGAAGTACTGGAGGATGCCTTGGTTAGTAGGCTGAGCTTCTGGGATTGGTAAAGGTTCGGTCAACTCTGCCTCCGGGAGAGGATCTCTGGAGCGGGTTTAAGCTGCTCCACAAACGTGGTTTCTCTTTGATAGCTACCGAGAACTTCGGACTCCGTCGCTAGAAACAAAACCCGCTGTTTCAAAACCTCAATTTGGCCCTGGTAATGGCTGTTGAGTTGGTGCAAGAGGTCTTCTTCCACAACCCGCTCAGGTACCCATCGAGAGTCTCGTAGGGCACTCTCAAAGAGTAGATCCTTATTTGGCCAATTCTTAATGTAGGCCAACCTCTCCAACTCAGAAGGAGAAAGGCTTGAAAGCAGTACACCCATGGTCAGACCCCCGTGCTACCAAAACCGGACAGGTCTCGGTCAGTATTTGACAGTTCATCTACCCAAGTGAAAGTCACTTGGTCTATTTTGATAATCATTGCCTGAGCAATTCGATCCCCCGCCTTGACTGCAAAGGGTGAGGTATGATTGACGTTATCGTCTCGAGTGAGTTTCACCTTTACTTCCCCTCTATAATCAGAGTCGATTACTCCGACGCAATTCGAAAGCCGGACGTCATCCTTGAAGCCATGACCACTACGGGAAAAGACCAGCATGACGTGATCTTGAGGGATCTCGAAAGCTAACCCAGTGTTTACGATAACAGGGTCTTTGTAGTCTACTTGAGAATACATTGAAGTTGCATAGAGATCAAACGCCCCGCTTCCAGAAGTGGCATAGGTAGGAGCGACTGCGTGAGGAACTAGGGCCTTAATCTTTATTTCCATGGAAAACCTTGTATTTATTAAAAAAAGAACGGCGAGATTACCGTTCTTAGTGCAAGTGAAATACCTGCCTGTACTATTCTTATACCACGTTTCTGCAGAAAACGGAAATGAAAACGCAGTATCTATTCCGCTTCCGGTTGATTGATCAATCCGGCATTCCAGATGATATTCTCCAGATCCAGATCAAAGCGTTCACACAGGATGATACATGAAGCAAAGATGAAAGCCAAGGCTTCTTCGATGTTTTCAAAATCACCAGGAGGGTCGTCTTCTAGGTCTTGAGGGCTGCAGAAGTAGACGTCCATGATGTAGATGTAGCTGCGGTGAGTGCTCATGCTACACATGACGCTGTCTTGCTGGTACTCCTCATAGAACTGGTCCGACAGCTCGGTTAGGTTGCCTACAGAAAACCCTTCTGGGTCAATATCCAGAAGGGAAATCAGGATACAGGCCTCATAGAGAATCTTGCTGATTAGCCGGCCAAGCTCCTCCTGCTTCTTGACAGTTACCTTTTTACCACGAAGTTGGATCCCCGCCTGACTCAGAGCGGTCAAAGAAGCTGAGCTGCTAACCAGGGTTTTAGCTACCAGAGAGTCGATATCATTCAGGTCTTCCTCTGGGTAGGTAACTAGGGACTTGGAGGCTTTGAAAATCAAATCTTGCATGGTAGTCTTTCAGGAAAGTGGGGGTTCCCAGGGGAACTTTGGAAGTTGGTGCTGTAGACAAGCCAAGTCTAGCTTTCGAGCCTCTTCTTCGGTAACTTGATAAACAGCAACGACCCGGCGAGGGTCGATGTTTGGATTCCTGGACAAGAGGGCTGCGTGTTGAAGGCTGAGGAGTGCAGACCGGAGAACTTCAGGAGGGGAAGGTGGAGGTGGGGGCGGAGGTGGATTTGCCTGATTTAAATCAGGGCCATTTTCTGGACTTGTGTTTGGCTTCTGTGACATTCTTGAGGACACCCGGATTGGTGCCTAGAGTGGGTTGTGAAGGGTTGGACTTCAAGATCAACGCTTCGGTTCCATCCGGGACAGGAATCTCTATCCAGGACCCTTTCTGGACAAACTGAGGCACTTCAAAAGCTTTGATAGCAGGGGCGATTGAGACCTCATTATCTATCAAGTCTACGCAGTACACAATCTCATCTTTGACTACGACGTAGGAGACCTGGTCTCCAAAACCCAGTACATGGGTATAGGCTCGGGTAGAGCCTTGAAGAGGGGCGTCAAAGCTCGGGGAAGGATCCTGATCAGTAACAAGTGCTTGGCTTCCGAGATGTAGAGTCACTTGTTGTCCCCCTGCCGATCCCCACTACCACAGATAAAGTCGCCCAAGGCAGAGTTACCGGCCGTGTAGACTTTCATGAATAGAATAAGACACAGTGCCAACAGGCTTAGGACAGCTATGCCGGCGCACAGCACGACGAATATGAAAGAGAGCATGGTAGCTCCTAGGTTAGGGGGTCGTTGAACCGGAATCCTCCAGTAGAAGATTAAGAAGCTTGAGAAGATTCAAGCGGTAGTTTTCCACAGAAGTGAAAGTTGAAGCGTAGCTGGAATCTTCGAGCAAGCGTCGAAAGACGTCTATGCTTGCAGAAGAGAGGGGCGGTACAATGATAGTAGGCTGCATGGTCGTCCTTCAAAGGGAAGCCAGGAAAGGCAAGAATTCTTTACGTTTCTCCAGTACCTTCTGTACGTACTTAGTTTTACACTTAGTCTTAGAAGCACAAATTCTCTTTGCGTTTCCCGGACCTTGGTTGTAAGAGGCCAAGGTGTACTCAAGGTTCCCTGCATGATACTCTCGAAGTATCCCTGCACCCTTTTCTATGTTCTTCTTTGGATCGGCTAATCCCTGGCCCCCATGGACCGAAGCATTCACCTGCATTAACCCGACGTTCCCTTGAGACCGAGCTTTAGGGTTAAACGCAGACTCTACTGAGATGATCCCAAGGATCGTCGCAGCTTCTTCTACGTCTTTAGCCACTTTCAGCACCTCTTTGACGATAAAAGAGACTTCGTGGGCTGGCCTGCCGTACCTGTCTGACAAGTACTCTATGAACTCAGAAGTAACTTGGTAGGTGCTGCGAGTGCTTTGAGAAGGGGCTGGGATTTGATCTTGTCCGATTGTCAGTAACGGGCAAGCCAATAAGACAAGGACGCCTACCAGCAAAGCTCGAAAGTTTCGAAAAGGGCAGAAGAATCTGGAGAAGTTAGGGGTAAAAGATTTGGTGAACAAAACGCTAAGAGTCCTTTATTTTAGTTAAGTGGTTGATTATTTTAGACTTTTCTGTCTACACTAATCTTATACCACAATTCAAGCATATTGTTGAACGGTGTAAAGTTGGCTAAAAAAACCAGGACAAGCCTGGTTTTTGTTTGAGTTACCGCAGACGTTGCAGCGGGGGGATACCCGGGGCCGGCAGAGGGGTGGGGGAGGCGCTGCCACCCAGCACACCGTCCAGACCACCTTCACCCAGCAGGGCAAGCATCATCATCGGGTTCATGCCACCTGCACCGCCGCCCAGACCACCGGACATGGCCATCAACATCATCGGGTCGATGTCGCTCTTGCCACCCTTTTCCCCGGAGAGCTGCTTCATCAGCATCAGAGGCATCATGGCTACCATCGGGTTAGCAGCGGGGGCGGCACCTGCAGTAGCTGGAGCCATCGATTGCTGCATCAGAAGGATGGGGAGAATCTTCTCCAGCTTGTCTTCACTCCCACCCAGCATCAGCAGGGGCATCAAACCTCCTGCCAGACCACCGAGACCAGCCTGGCCGCCAGCCAGGTTCATCAGGTTCTGCACCACCAGAACACCTTGAGTGTTCATGATGGCAACCTTCGGAGGGGTGTAGGTCTTGGTGTTGCCGTTGTGGTCCAGCACCTTGAAGGCAGAAGCGGTGCGGCCAATGACCCAGCCGATGATGTTCTTGTCACCCACGATCAGGTCACCGTCCTTGACATTTTCCTGGGCGGTCTGAGTGGCAAATGCAGGGATCGGGGTACCGAATCCGTCGAAGGGATTGATGCTGGTGCCATACACGATGGTAGGAGCTTCACCTTCAGCGGAATCCGAGAGGTCCTGGGTCAGGCTGACAATGCCAGACTCAGTCTTGACACCGATGCTACCAGTGGACAGGTCCCAGACCAGGCCGTGGATACGGCGGAACATACGGTTCAGGATCTTGTTGGAATTGAAATTGGACATGTTGCGTTTCCTTTGCGCGATGGGGAAAGCCTGCAGGCTTAAGAAGTGGATGTAATGAGAATATAAATCCTCTTTACAATTCTCTTATACCACGTTTTTGCAAAATGTTGAATTTACAACTAATTAGGGATGCGATCTTTTAGACTATGCAGAGCATAGCTGGCCATTGAAAAAAACCAGCCAGTTGCGCCGAAACAGATATGCCGCACGGTAGGTTCTGTACTGTACAGGCCTAATAGTAGCGTACAGAAAAGTAGGAAAACTTGGAACTGGATTTTCCGAATGTCGGACTTTGTGATGAGGGGATTCACGGGAGGTTCCGGTCCTAGATCTAGGAGGTGGGGAGGTGGTGCCGCTTGTCTGACTTGAACAGACGACCTATCGCTTACAAGGCGATTGCTCTACCAACTGAGCTAAAGCGGCTAGGAGGAGGTGGAGGAAGAGGTGGGATTCGAACCCACGGAGGTGTTTCCACCCCGGCAGTTTTCAAGACTGCTGCCGTAAACCACTTGGCTACTCTTCCGAAATACTGGTCCACAAGGAGAGACTCGAACTCTCACGTCTTTCGACATCAGGACCTAAACCTGGTGCGTCTACCAATTTCGCCACTTGTGGATGGAGCGGCCAGTCGGGCTCGAACCGACAACATCCTGCTTGGAAGGCAGGTACTCTACCAATTGAGTTATGACCGCGAAGACGTTATTATAGCTTAGTCTATGGCAGAAGTCAAGTCTTTTGGTTGCCAAACTTCGCCAAGTTCGATATCCCAGAAAACCTTATGTCTACCTTTCTTGTATTTCAGCTCATTGGGGTACCCGCTGGGGTTACAAAGAATCCAGCTATCCCCCAGCCTGCAATCTTGGATTGCATGACTATGCCCGTGAACCCAAAGCTTAGGCGCATTTTCGCCAGAAAGCAGGTGGTTTAAGTTGGAAGCATAGAACCCGTCTAGAAGGCTAGGGGTGTACCTAGGGTCACAAAGACTAAACGAAGGTAGGTGATGAGTTGCAACCAAGGAAGTTACCCCATTCCTTCCGTTTTCAATCAACAACTTCTCAATCTCAGAAGATGCATGGTTGAAAAGGTCAACACATCTTTCTACAGAATGGTCCCGGATTTGGTTAAAGTCATTAAACCCTGAAAATAGAGGAACTCTTTCACAGCTGGTCCAAAGAGTGGCAGCTATTAGGTTGACTTTTTCAGTCAGAGGAATTGTCAATGCTTCCCTACAAGAAACAATGGTGATTCCCGGGATGCTAACTTGTTCTTGCCAGCTTTCCCAGTTATCTAAAGAGGAACCGTAATGTTCATGGTTCCCCGGAATAACGACGACTTGCTCAAATCTTTCAGCAAGGATGGGGAGCAAGATTTGAAACTGATCCTTGTAACAAGTAGTGTCCCCTGCTAAAACTAAGATCGAATCCTTGTCCTTTTCGTCAGGGGGGATGAGCTTTGCGCAGGCCTTGCTAGTATCGCTGGCGAAGTACGGGGTGTTGAACTTCGCTCTGAACTCGAAGTGCAGATCGGAGGTGATTCGTAGGAACTTGGGCATTTTATGGGTTTTGTGCAAGTGTACCACGACCAGCACAAAGTTCACAAGGGATTTCCCCGCAAGTGAACTGCCCACCTAGGAATCCGGCACCCTTACAATCCGGGCAAACGCCTAGGGGGACTGCGGGTTGTTGCTGGGATTTTCGAAAAGCTTGGAGTGCCCGGAAGGCTTTATCTAAGTCTTCTGAGGCCAGATCGGAAAGACATTTCATCTTAAACCCAACCCATCAAGGTTAAGAGCTTTTCTACGACTAGGTAGAAACTATAGAATGGGAAGGCTATAGCTAAGAGTGTCCACCCACCAGAAGCGAGGACGATTCCCGCCACCCACAGGCCCAGTAGCAGTAATTCGAAAAGTCCATTCACGGTTGAGATCCTGGTTGAAAGTTCAGATCTTCAACAGCTCGGATAAGCCGGTTGATGTGATCACTCAGCTTAGCAGCCACCTCTTCTTGACCACCTGAAGCGCAGCCAAGTTTGAGTAAAGCTTTGGACAAGGCTTGGACATTGATGCCGTCTACATATCCTGAGACGACTGAGGCTTTTTGCCAGAGATTTCGACTGGCCAGGGCACCGCAGATATCACAATAGACGAATTCCCGTTTATCTTTGTGGATATCGGTGCGAATTGCCAAGTAACCATTGCCACATTCAGGGCAGTCATGAATTAATGAGGGTTGCTGGGTTTGAGTCATGATTAGAAGTTTCCTAAACAAAGATTAGATCTGGCCGACCAGCCTTCCCAAGCGGCAGCAGTGTCAGAGTGGAAATAATCGCCATCCACCTCTAGCCTAAACCAGTCCGATTCGGCAGGCAAGGCGTTACTTTCGTACCATTGTTCGAAAAGCTTGCGCTCAGGCAAGTCCTCTCGCACCAAGAGTTCATCTATTAAAAGAACTGCGTCTTGTCCTATTTCCACTGCTGGGCAAAGGGGTTCTTCGCGGCAGGAAATAAGATTGTTCAAGGCTTCTCGTAGCGCCTGAAGTTCTGACCGGGGAACGGAAAGTATATCAGTAGTCACAGTTGATCTTCCTTGCTTATCGGGTAGGGTACGGTCGTATTGATGTACTTCAACGACCATAGTTGTTTGTCGCCGCGAATTTCTTCCAGCATCTTAGTATGTTCCCGTTCCTGTTGAATCCAATGCGTATTGGCGACAGCAACTCGCACTAAGCCTGATTCACTGACTGCAACGGCAATAGTCACGGGGACCTTTTCGTGGGAGGAGTCGGCTGTCATTGTCGGCACTCTTAAAACGATTTTCTAAAACTCACTTTTTTACCGTCTGAGCATGTCGCATAGACGCTAAGAGGCATACTACTATCGAACCTTTGAACTTTACTGATCGGCTCGCCGCAGAACTTTTCGACAACATCAATATCCGTCTGCGGGCATCCAGATAATAGCACTGCCATGGTGAGAACGGTCAGCTTTATTTGGTCAATATTTGGCATTCGACATCCTCACAGGAAAACACGTCGTATAGCCCGCTCGCGGGCCTCAGCGCTCTTGTAGCCGTAGTACTGGCTGCCGTCGTAGAAGTTCTGACCGAAGGTAGAGGACTCGGAGTACTGCTCACCAGACCAGTACCAGTCGCCCTTGAACTCGCTCTTCAGGTTGGCGAAGAGAAGGGCTTGTTCATTGCGCGATGGCAGCTCGCCGCCGGCCTTCTCTGCCCAGGCCAGGGCGCTCTTCCAGTTCACGTCTTCAGCCTCGCCGGGCAGCAGGATCAGGTGATGGCTGGGCTTGCCGTCAGTACCCAAGATCAGGCCGGCATAGCGCTCGCCTGGCCGCAGCTCAATGGTTGCCGCCGGCAGGCTCAACAGCGTACTGGCCTGGGCCTTGAACTTCTCGATCATTTCACCCAGTTCGGCGTATGCGGTTTGGATTTGTTGCAAGGTGATGGTGTTGAGGGTCATTGTTAAATCTCTTAGTGATTACAAGGTTTGTGAACTCAAAGAGTTCTTCGTACTTTCCAGGGCATTCAATATAACTGCGGTCGTGCCCTCTGGGCCACCCTTTACAATAGCGCCCAACGTGCTCTTTCCCGTCGTAGAGCGGGCCAAAGTAATGGCTACTACACGTGGGGCATTTGAACGGCTTCATCAAAATAAGCGCAAAGCGCGTGAAACCCAGGACTTTAGTCCAGGGAGCAGATTAAACCTATTTCTACTTAGCATCTAGATAGAAATAGGACCAAGGTAAACCCGCCCCACACCGCCAGCAATATAAGGCTGACAAGCGCCAATGCTGCCAATACAACCGACCAGTCGACCGGCGTATTCAGTTTGGAGCTGCCGGAGTTTGGGTATTCGTCACCAAAGTTGTTCATCATTACCCCTGTGGCCCGTGCGTAGCGGGCAGGTTAATTCACTCATCGCTCGGCAGGCTCTTGGCGCTTAGTCTACGTGTGTAGCCCGCGTCACGCATGCGTTGGCCTCTGGTCGTAGGCGTCTTCGCCACCCATCCTGTGTGTACCCCTGTCGGGGCTACTTCAAACATGTAGCAGTGCCCGCCGTCGGGAGGGGTGTGTATAGCGGCTGGATAAACCCGTACCCTGCCTGCCGTTCCCGCGTGATTTTCAGGATTGTTTCTGATTCCCTACCTTTCCAATCAAGGCTTACCACAAATCCGACAGGCTTCTGTGCGTACAGCTCATCCATTTTTGCACGCAAGTTATCGCGCTCAGCCTCTGCGTCAGTTGCCCTGGCTTCTAAAGCGTCAAGATCTTTGACATCAACCAGCTGCACCACTTGGTGCGGACCGTTTTGAGGCCAACGTATGTCGCAGTCCCTGGCAACTTGATGGGCGTTATCCTCATCCACACAAAGCGTCGCAGCCCCGTAAGAGGTTACACAGTACCAATATCTACCAGTTTTTCCAGTATCCATTTGATTTTCCAAGTTAAATTAAAAAGCCCAGATGGGCTTTCAATGAGTCGACTTCCCTGATGCAGGAGTCGGACTCATTAATGGAAGCTTTGAGGTTTTCGGCATTAGGAAGGGATTGGGCTCTACCAGGTACGTGTTCAGCGCGATACTAGTAAAGCCCCCTACGATGCCAGCAACAAAGGCGATTATGATTAGGAGCTTGTTGTTCATCAAAATAAGCGCAAAGCGCGTGAAACCCTGGACTTTAGTCCAGGGAGCAGATTAAACCTATTTCTATTCAGCATCTAAGTAGAAATAGGACCAAGGTAAGAACGACAGAAAACTAATGTCTTCTATTTTCGCATTTTGAGCAAGCCTTTTGTTTCTAGAAATATCATGAAGAGAAACCCTTCCGTTAGAAGTGCCACCAATCGTAACCAGTCCAAATTTAGGATGAGTAACTAAACTCATCCGTTTAAACCCGAGGCTTCTAGTGGAACCATAATTCCTACGCAAGCCCCCTTTGGCGGGTTGAAGCGTATGAAGCTGCCGCCTGAAAAACTGAGCAGGCTTCAAAATGATCCGCCAAAAGTTCTCAGGCTTGATTCCCCCACCTACCCACCAGTTTGCCAAAACCCAAGAGTCTACACAGTGAGCGTTGAAGTTATTGGAAAGCTTTTGGCTAGATTTACTCAAGCCAGCAGATCTTCTCATCTCGTAGGTCTCATGTCCCTCTTGAGTTTCAACTCTAGCAAGCTTTCGTAAGCTTCTGTAGAACCAATGCTTTCCGACTTCTAAGGGGCTGAAGTTACAATTCCAATGTCTAGCCCCCCGGTGTGTACCCGGCCTTGTTCTAGCCTTAATGTCTTCTACTACAAAACACGACACTGGACAGAAGGACTTAATCCACGTTGAAATCCTAATCTTTAAACCCCAACGGGCTCTTGTACTAGGGGAAAGGCGTGGGTTGTCTAGTGTGTACTTTTTAGTTCTATTCCAGCGGCATTTTCGATAGGGGGTTTTTCTAGTCCTACGAGTTCTTCGCATGTTTCGTCGGGTCTCTATTTTATCTTTAACCCAAGTCACAGCATCAGTCTGGATACTAAGAAAAGTATGGGCCTCAGACTTGATGGTAAAGGCCTCTTTTTTAGAACCAGGGTCGATCCCTACTACAATCTCTTGAGTCTTAGAGTCACTAGGTTCAACATTAAGACGAACACAAAAGACCCCCTTCCGAAAAAAGGCAGTAGCTTTTCCGGACTTTATCCAACGCCTTGCCCTAGATGGGCTGGTGGGCATCAGAGGTACCCCTTCAGCATTTACTACAAAAACATAAACAGTCATGAATTCCTAACGGTAAGTCAAGGGGTCAACTGAAATAAATCTCAATCTTAGCACTTGTGATTATTACGCTTCGACACTCACTAACACAGTGGAAGAGAACTAGCGTGACATTCTCTACATGCTTTAGGCTACCATGCCTAGTTAGCTAGTTTGGGCTCTGGAGTCAACCAGTCCCGTAGTCTAGTCAATTGTTTAGTCTTGTTGAAACTAAGTGGTTAGCTTAGTTCTTCACAAGCCCTGGGTTTTAACCCAGGGTTATTGACGGGGATCTTTCAAAGAAGAGAGAGGCCGAAGCCCCTCCCAGATTTAGCTCTTTACTTCTTCTTACTCGTACCTACCGAAGTTTCCGGCAAGACGTATGCAGGCCACTTCGGCACTGTATTAGGATCCACCAGCATCCACTTGGCATGGTTGCCGGGCTTCTCTTGGAGGTCCTCGATATTCGTCCGGAAGCAAGAACGCAGTGCACTCAGAGATTCCACAAACCGAGGAGTCTTATACTCGCGGGTGACAAGAATAGAGTCCGTAGAGACCGTCGACACGCCAGACTGGCCCAGGTTAGGGTAGCTGACTTTGGCAGGCTTGTAGATGCCTTTCAGCTTACCTACGAAGGCTTCCCGGATATCTACCAGCTTGTATGCACGAGACAGAGACTTTACCCAGTCCAAAGGGGCACCTCCTACTGCAAGAATAGCATCTACTTGGCCAGCGGTCAAGGCTGCTAAAGCAGACTTTTGGTCTGGGAATTCAACTGTGGAGAACGCAACTTCGGATTGCAGCCGGACCACCTGGGCAGTAACAAAGCTGCCGCCCCAAGACCCGACCTTGCGACCATTCAAATCAGACAGAGTATTCACCGAGATTTCTTTGGCACCCATACCCATCACGCCCCCCTCCTTACGGTTGGCAGACAGGGCAAGAATATGAACTTCTTCCGGAAACAAAGTTACCAAAGTCTTAACCCGGCTTAAATCATCAGTCTTCGCCCGGAAGAACAAGACGTCTGTTTGGACAATACCGGCATTGACTTCGTTGGCCAGGATTTTGTCGATGTTATCCACCGACCCTCCGGAGTTCTTTTCGATCAAAGGCACGCTCATCACTGGAGTACACTCTGCCGAAAGCTCTTTGAACATCTTTGAGTAGGTTCCACTGGGAGCACCCGTAGACACTACCAATTGTTGAGAAAAGGCGCTCAGCGAGAACGCCAGGGCAAATAGGAATGCAAAACAACGTTTCATTTGAAAATCTCCAGTAGAGAGTAGAGAGTAGGGGGTGGAAGGTGAAACGGATGGAAGAACTGAATTCAATCAATCTTCAACGACCGGAGTGCAGCGTCATTTGCACTTTGGCTCGGGCTGACAGAGTCCATCGGCTGAGCAGAAGAGCTTAAATCTTGACCCTGGCTTTGACCGGAATCAGAGGCCAGGTAAAGCCCGGCCAGCACAACAGCCAGGAGAAAGGTTGCAAGGATTCGAAACTTCACGACACGCGCTCCAAGAGTTCAGGTTTTTGAGTAGACAGGGGAACAAAGATTCCATCTTGGCTCTGATCTTCGAGCAAAAGCTCGACGTCCAGGCTAGCAAATGCAGCGTTCATTTGGCCCCGCACAGAGTCAATGGCGGTACGTTCTTTTAGCAGGTCCATAGGGTCGCCGCTCATGATATTCAAGGACTTGTTCATAGCTTGCTCAGCCAGAACAAGGTCCCATTCCACTCGGGCAACGTCGACCTCTTTTTCGAACTGCTGAACTGCTTGACCTGCCTGTTCCAAAGCCCGAGCTTTGCTGGCGCGCATAGTCCTGGCTTTCTGGATTCGTTCTTGCCATTTCTCCGCAGTCTGAGGTTGCTTTCGGACAAACCCTTCAGCTTTCTCAATGAAGCTGTCAATTTGAGCCATGATCTGAGCAAGGTTTTGCTTCGCAGCAGTCAGCGCAGCTTTACGTTCTATCAGTAAATTCTCCAATGTTTCGATTGGATTTTGAGAAGCTTCTACTTTAATAGCTTTCAGTTTCCAGTTGGCGATTTTCATGGCAAAGACCGGCGCAAACTGGATGGCGGTAAACCCTACTGCTGCAGAGATCGCCAGTCCGACAACCCCCTTGACGAGCAGGAATACGAACGGGGCAACCCCGATAATCACTGCGGCAGCGATGCCGAACTTCGCCAGAGCTTCGATTCGGGCTCGGCGGGCTTGAGGGGTGACTGGGAGTTGAAGCGGGGGCATGAGGGTTCCTTTAAGGAGAGAGGGGAGAAGAGTCTCAAACCAACGTACAACGTCGAGTTTTAGACTTAGGGAAAAATACCAGTGAAAACACTGGGAAATCGAGAGGTTCTTGCGGCAGGCACTTTTCACCATTGATCAAAACACCGCCTTGTTGGAGGTGACGTTTTAATTCGCCACCACTCATTAAGGTGCAGGGGGGTTCAACGGAGAACGGAATGGCTGGGCGGAGAGATGATAGATATGAAAGAACGGTGGTGGACATGTTAGTCGTCCAAGCAAACGGCTTCTCCTGCTTTGCAGAAATAGTAGATCAACTTTCTAGATGCCATCTTCTGATGCATGGCGGGTTCATATTCACATCTACGTCTGAATTGCTCGTATGCCCGCTTCTTGGCATCGCCCATATTCTCAGATAAGACCTCTTCATAACAGACGTGCTTTTCCCTATTTGGAAAAAGACAAACGAGAGGATCTAGAACAATCTCCACCAAGTAATGATTGAGACTAAGAGTCGCATTCATTGGATATCCTTTAGTTGTTTCTACTATTCTTATACCAAGTTTCAATCCAATTATTGAATCATAGAATTTTGCTTTTCAGCACAGTTTCCGCCACATCCACCAGCATCTCTTCCTTGATCGACATCTTATCAGAGATCGCTTGCCGGATCTTCATCTCAACTGGACTATTGGTAAATAGGCGGTAGTAATCACAGTCATGCTCTTGTCCCAATCTGTGGATTCTATCTTGTTGTTGCAAGAATACCTCCAAGCTGAAATTAAGACTGAAGAAGACCTCTGTGTAGACTGAGGTGTCCACATCAGGTAAAACGGTTAACCCCTCAGCTTCAAGGTCCTCTACCCTAGACCCCATCACAGTAATCCCATAGTTCACAGACTTTGACTGGCATAGTAGCCAAGGGATCTCAGGGTTCTTATTAAACTCCCGAACCTTCCCTCCGACGTCCTTCTCTCCCCCTCTAATGGTAAGAAATGGCCTGCCTAGCTCATCCAGTAGATCCTTAATGAGGAGATACTCCCCCTCAAGGTTAAACCAAATAAGTGCCTTTCTACTTGGAATCGTCTCGGTAAGCAACTTACGTAATGAGGAGATCTTTGGGTTGTCTGGGAAGAAATGGATCTCTCTTTTCCCAGGCTTCTTCTTAGCAGGTTTTACCCCAGACTCTTCTGATACCGGAAGTAACCAAGAAAGTGCATCGCCCTCTGACTCTTCACTCAGATACAAAAACCCGTTCGAGATCTGATACAGCTTAGAGAGCATCACCAGCGGGTTGTCTACAACAACGTCCTTACTTGCTATGTTCAAATAGTAGTTATGGGCAAGCTGGTAATATGCAGCTTTCTGTTCCTCTCCCATTTGAACGTAGATATCGTGAAAGTGCTTCTCCGGCAGCTTTAACCAATGCTCTTTAGTCATCACGATACAGCAACTCTCAAGCATAGATCGAACTTCGTTCTGACCTTTGAAGTTCACAATGATCTTCCGGGACTTCCCCGTAGTTCTATCCTTAGACTCTTTCTTGACCGTGTACCGATTCTCAAAGTTATGGAAGTTCCCACCTACCAATGCAGGCTGAAGATACCGAATAGGGGCAAAGGCGTCCAGGGGGGTGTTATTAATCAAAGTGCCGGAACCTCCACACCTAAAGGGTACCTTCTTTGACCACTCCGTGATTGCCAAGGTTCGTTGGGTAGAGTGTGCCTTGATTAGGAACTCGTCTACATGGAGGAACTCAAAAGCTACCTCCTTGAGGCGATGCTTCAAAGTAACGGCTTTGTTATAGTTGAGGATTACCACCTGAGCAGCTAGTACTCCCGCCTTTTCCTGATCCCAGTCAGTACTCTTCAAGGTGTAAAAGTTCAGTTCAGGGCGATGCTTGGCAATCTCATCTTCCCAGACGAACAGCAGTGCCTTGGGACATACGATGGCAACCTTTTGAAACCCCATTAAATGGATGTAGTCTAGGACTACCTTGGACTTCCCCATTCCAGGATCCAGTAGCAGCCCTGCACTTCCCAGGGTGTATAGGAACCGCAAAGAGATCTCTTGAAAGTCCTTTGGGCTTGTATGGAAATTGAAACTCTCCGGTAGAGGCTTCAACTTAAAGTCCTGACTTAGCCAAGCTTGGACCTCAGGATCCACCCTTACCTTCTTAAACGATGCTAAAACCCGGTTTACAACGTTGTAGGCAACGGGGAGAATTGCAGGGATTGTTGTACTAACCCCAATCTTGGTAAATGCAGGGAAGCCGGAGATTGACTTGTAGTCATCAATACCCTCCTCGATCAGTACCAAATTAGCTCTATCTTGAGTAAAAGCAATACGCATTGGTTCAGCTATTCACCATCGGGTTCAACGGGGATAGGGTTGTTTGGCTGGGATCTAGCTCGGACCCTATCAATGAAAGCTGCTAAGTCGAAGTTCATAGCAGAGCACAACAGTAGGACTTTATGTTGAGGAAACTCATGTCGACTGATACTTGCCAGAAGCCGAGTCATTACCTCATCATCTTCGGTATCAAACTTCCAAACCGAATTGATGGAAGCATGGTTGCGACTCCAGTACCCAGGGTCAACCTCATCAATGTAGCTTGCAAGGAGGACGAAGAGGTTATCGTCTAGATCTGAGTACACGTACCCTTTCACAGCAAACCCTCTTGTCCCGAAGCTTTGAAAGACTCTGACCGGTTCGTATCAATGATAAACCCATCATCAATAGCAATACCTTCTGCTAGAGTTTCCGGGATTCTACCTAGTATTTTCAGAGCATGCTCTCGATTCTTAGCAGGGATCATCACGAAGCTTTGCAGGAAAGGCGTGATGTTTGCACCTGGGAGCCTATCCTTGATTCTACCTACCGAGGAGAGGTCAATGTTAAACAGGACTACTCCTGGGCGACGGCCAAAAGAGTACCTTGCAGCCAAAGAGATCATCTCTGAAGTAGAGATCCCTTTGATTTCCAAGTTGGAAGCAATGACTTCTGCCAAAGCCTCCCTCTTCCCAATCTCCTCCCAATACTGAGAAAAGGAGGAGAAGGAGAAGTTGTACTTTTCGCTGTGATAAGCTAGGTTAAGGCTTTTTGAAAACCCTAAGGCACCGGCCAGCCATACCCAGCAATTCAGACGAACCGTATCACCAGTCTGCTTAACTTTTATTAACAACATGAAGAATCCTTGTGCATACTCGAAAAATCTCTCTTAAAGTCATGAGTATCTCTGGTGCAGTCTGCTCATTTATCGTGCCGATTTGAGTTGCAAACTTCTCCGCCAAAGATACCAGCTTTGCGGCTATCCCCTTCTTTTTAGGGTTTTCCAGGATGACCTGCTCCGCCATGGCTACCATGACTTCGATTTCGGATAGGAAGTTGTCTTCCATAAAGTGGGAATGGATCCACAGAAGCTCCCCTACGGGAGGGATGTCGGAATGCCCCTCCATAAAGGCTTTTACAGAAGGGTTGGTCAAAGTTAAATCTAGGATCGGCATGGGTAAATTCTACTTGAAAACGGAGTGGAAATCAAGGACTGTCTGCTTGATCTTTTCAGGACTACAGCTTAGCAGGCAACTTCGCATGTCTTGCTTGGAAGCGAAAAGAGCATTGAATGCTGCCATGAACTGACCAAGAGGTTTGCCTTCTAACTCCGTCCATTCTGAGATCAGATTCCCGTTGAATTTCAGTTTTAAGGCTTCGTTTAAACGGCGTTCTTCCATGATTTCCTCGTATTTAGATTCGAATCCTGGGATTTCTTGCTTGAACTTCGCCAGCCAATCAGACCGGGAAGGTCGGACTTCGTCTTTCTTGGAAAGATTGGGACGCCTCTCCAGCCAAGTTAAGAAGTCCATATAAGTCTTTCTCTTCTTATCTCTGATACGACCTGTGGCATTCCGATTATGCAGTAGATAGATATCTGAATTGAAGTAAGTGCTGCTTGCTACAAATTCAAAGATCTGTTCTAAGCTATCAAACCCGGCTTGGAACCTTGAGTAGTCTAGTCCAATCAGGGGGATGATCTTGGAATAATCCGTGTAGATAGGAATGATTCCGAGGACGTGATTACCGTCCCCTGCACGGACTGGGTAAGTGAGCCCATCATGACCCAGCTTCAGCCCACCCATTGAGTGAGCAATTCTACCTAGAAGATTACCCAAGTCGTTGTAATTGAAATAGTTCAACGCTGCTTCAAACTGGTCTGCAGGGGCTGTGATGATGTCGACTTGGAAGATTCCGAAAGGCTCAGGACCTACTCGGATACCATAGGAAGTCACTGGCCCATTTCTAACTGTTTCAAAGTGAGAAGGTTGGGAAAAAGCGCTTGAAGCTGCTACAGGATCAAATCCTTCTCTTGAGACCAGAATATCCAAGTCCCCAAAGCTCCTCTTTTCCCGGTAGGCCAAGATAGGCTCTACTCTGCAGTCTGGAAAAGCTTTACGAAGACTTTGTACACAGCTGTCTTCTACCTTGAAATAGACGTCGGCACAAAGCCTGACGGACGGCAATGAAAGTGCATTTCCACCCATTTAAAAATCTCTTAATTTCAGTATTTACTTTGGTTTAACCAAAAAAAGACAGGCTGAACTTAGCTTGTCTTTTCAATTCAGTTCTTTAGAACTGACCGATTTCATGCTTTGCACCAGCAGAAATGGAGAACCCGATGGCAACGATACCGACGATGGTCAAAGCAACGGAGGCAACTGAAGATACGATACCGATCATCTCTCGTTTCTCTGTCAGCTCCTGCATCTTAATACAGTGATTGATCATCTTTTCCCGTTCCTCCTCTGTCAAGGTGAACTGGACGTTGATACCGTTGAAACCAGCCTGTGCCAAATTGTCGGGAAAGTCTTGCTGCATGTTAATAACCTGAGAGATGAGCCACGGGGGCAGGGGTCGGCTGGTGACCCCTGCAAGAATCCCGACTCTGGCCTGATTAGGCAGCTTCGGTGACTGGGACATCGGACAACTGGGCGTCAGCTGCAGAGGCAGCCCCGTCCTTGACGCCCATCTTATAGCCGATGAAGCCGGCCAGAAGAGTGGTAGCCAGGAAGGCGCCCAGGACCACGCCAGTTTGCATCACCAGCGGGGTCGGGTTTGCGGCCGAAGCAGCGGTTTGAGCGGTGGATTGGGCAGCTCGGGTGAATTGAGCGTCAGACATGAGAGTTCCTTTGAGAAAAGAGTGAATTGAGAGGGAGGGAGGCTGAGAGATCGGCCAGGTCAACCTGTGAAGGCCTGGATCCATCCCAGCACTGCCCCGACTGGGGCGACCAAGACGCCGAAGATTTGAAGAATTACGATGGCGCCAAGGTTTGCCAACGTGCCACCTGAGGTCGCGGCAGTAAAGAGGTGATTGAGGTTCAGAACCCAACCGATGAGGGCTCGGACCCATATAATGATGAATCCGAATCCGAAGTATTGCATGGAAAATCTCCAGGAAAGAGACTTGGGGAATTACCCCCAAGTCCAAATCTTAGCCACCAAAGTGGCGATTGGCCAGATTTTCACCTGCCTTAGCAGAGAATCCTGCAGCCAGGCCCATCAAGGCTACCCCAGCTACGAACGAACTCACCGCCAGGACGGAGGCCAGGGCGGGGTGACGCTCGCTCCAGGCGGGAGGAGAGATTTGGACTTCCTCCGAGCGGATCTTGGGGGCTTGGGTTTGGTCTTGGGTTTGGTCTTGGGTTTGGTCTTGGGTTTGGTCTTGGGTTTGGTCTTGGGTTTGGTCTTGGGTTTGGTCTTGGGTTTGGTCTTGGGTTTGAGTCGTAGACATGGAATTTCCTTTGAAGAAAGTTTGCCGAATTGGCGGGGGACAGGGAGGCTTCTCAGATGCAGGCGGAAGGGTTACGGCGGCCTACTTAAACATTTTGCTGCCAAGAAGCTCACCACTCTTGGCTGCGTAGTTTGTCACAAAGCAGAAACCTGCGGTGGCAGCGATGAAACCAACGATGGGAAGGACGATATCCTTACCTAGGCGAACGCTTCCAATCAGTGAATTCAAGGACGGGGCCGCAGCAGCCTCATTCCCTTGAATCTTGATCTCGATGTGAACAACTTCATCCTCATCGTCAGACACCCGGTGGGATTGCGTGTAAGAGGCTTCAGCCTTGTTTCCTTGCAACTTCTCCACGTCACGGAGAAGATCTTCTACGTTACGTGAAAGGTCATCAGAGCTGGGAACAGATTGGTCAGACATGGAAGTCTCCGGTTTAGTAGGTGCCGGGTATTAGGCACCTAAGGGGTTTACTTACTACACGATTTCAATCATGTTTTTAACCCAGTCCCGAAGGGGTTGCGACCGGGTGAGGAAATCTTCCAAGTCACTGTACACCACAGTCACCGGGAAATCTTCTTCCATACTGCCCTCATTGGCGATACATATGACCCTGCACACCGGGCCGCCCTTGGCGGAGGGGCACCACACCGAGTTCATGCCGGGGAGAATGTTTAATGGGGTTGTCATCAAGGCTCCTATATTGGGGGTTCAGAAGTGGAAAGGGGTGTCTCCTTCTGTACTATTCTTATACCAAGAAATACAGTGAATATTGAATTTACAACTACCCTCGAATCAACCCCGACCCCTAAGCCTAGCTAATATTAACCCCACCAGGGCCTACTGTCACCTGATGCCCACTATTTGAAATCGTGGTTTGGGTCGGGGTTACTTGGTACGCCCCTGATCCAGAAGTACCAGTGATTCCGGACGTGGTAAGTTCTATACTACTAGCCCCGTACTTCACTGAGGTTTTCCCATCTTCTATCTTCACTAACCCATCTTTAAACGAAGCTCTAACCCCAGCAGAATCTAAGATCAGATCTGACCCATCCTTGTGAAAAGCATGGATACTTGTCTCTGTGATAGAGAGTATATTTTGGTCATTCCAAGTTAAACGAAGTTCTTCTGCGGTACTTATTACCCTGGTAAAATGAGAACCGTTGAAAATCCAAACTTCTTCATTCCCGGAAAGGTTCAAGGTTCTGTGCATTAGCTCTCTAGTAGCAGACCCGGGAGGGGCGTCGGTGATCTGCTCTTTATAGATAATGCTGTCCTGGGCAGGAGGAGTTAGACCGGAGTGGATGTTGGTTTTAACAGCTTCTGCAGCTTTCACATCTCCGTAATAGAAATGTAGGTTATAGTCTTCGATCTTGGATTTAAGGTAGGTGCTAGCATACCCGGAGTATTGATAGACTCTACCCTTGTAATTTCGGATGATTTCCGAGCTTACGTCAGTGTAATGCTCCCAGTTCCGGGACACTACCCTGACTAGGCTATCGAACTTTGACAAGAAGATCTCGGAAACTCTGGAAGAGCGCAATACTACTGAGCCACCTCGTAGTAAACCTAGGAACGCTCCACCTATTGAAGAGAAGAGCCTATCTCCTAGAAGGGTATCTAAGGGTCGGTTCTGATCTCCTTTAGTAGAGGATCCGTTGGGGCTGTAGCTACCCGTATCGACCAATTCATCTCCTGAATTGATACTTAAAGGAGTAGCTCCGTCTGCGAGTTGCAGCTTGGGGAGAAACCCTGTGATGACGGGGTACCCTAACCCAAAGTCTAGGAAAACGCGATCTCCTACGTGAGGGGTACTTCGATCAGAACCTCGAGTAGACCCCCCAAAAGAGGTCGTCCAACTTACAGGGCTTAGGACTTGACCTTTCAAGGTTCTAACTTTGCAAAGACAACGAACGGCGTCTACTTGGAGAACTGTACCTTCATCTTTGTTAGGATCTGGTCGAGCAGGGTTGGAGAGCATAGTAGGATTATATCCTAGTTGGGGCTAAGACGAGCTAAAAAAACAAAGACCTCTTTCGAGGTCCCCGTCTAAACAATAAAACTCAATCCCCCACCTCATTCCTCACTGGCGCACAGGTGGCGCATCTTTCAAAACCCAATCCCCACCGGCAGGGGGTTGAAATCAGACCGTGATCATATTGATGACGCGGAGCACTTGCTGTGCGAATTGCCAGTGTTGTGGGTCGGCCAGGTGGATGTTGTCAGCATCAGCGCCGAGGATGTTCACCACAGACGCAACGTCCACCAAGTTGACGTTCAGCCCCTCGGACTTGAGCCTGTTGCACACACTGGCAATCACGTTGTTCCACTGCCCGCATGCGGTCGATTCATACAGCCAAGATGACTGGCCGTCTGTGACTGCAGCAGCTGCAGCGTTCTTGCCCACGTTCGCGGTCCAGCCTGCTGCAGTCAGCGGGACGATGTTGCCGCAGTACACGTTTGCACCGATGAGGCTCTTGGAGTCGTATCCAGCAAAGCACCCGAGTACCACGTTTGTGCTCCCTACTACGGTGACAGTCACTGTGTGTGGCCCATTCGAAAGCCCGCCGATTCGCTGGCACGCCATCATCCAGCCGCCATCATCTTTGGATGTATCAGCCACCGGCTGCGTGCCAAGTTTCCCGTTTCCGTAAGTCACACCGTCAACGCTGACTAGGTAATAGGAGGCGGTGTTGATTACCTGCCCATACCAGAACATCACGGTATCGCCCGTGACTGTGGCAGTGGCCGTTGCTCCATTCGTCGCGCTGTAGACGAACATTCGTGAATAGGCGGCCTTGCCCGCGAAAATTGTCGAAATCAGGGGCCATTGAGCAGATCCAGGCGTGTAAGTCACTTGGGCTGTGTTTAGCTGCGAAGAACCTGAATTGGTCGCAGGGAACACCTTTTTGGTGTCAGGAATCGCGCAAAACGACAGCAATGCGTAAAGGCAGGACTCAAACTGCTTCAGTTTGAGCGGGCTCGGCCCGCATCTGCACAGGTCGTTGAGCGAACCGCTGAACGTCCAGTTATCACCAGCCAACACCACGGCGCTTCCGACTTGAGCGTCCATCCATCCGGCAATGGTTGAGCCGCCCGTCGCAATGTTGATTTCTGTCCAACCCTTGGACGCTGCCACGAGCGAGGTGTACCGCTTAGTAGTGGTGCTTGCGCCCGCGCCTGCGTCGTAACTGTTGCCTGCAGCGCGCACGGTTGATAGTTCGGCGCGCTTTATCCCGCCCGCTGACACCGGGGCTCCAGAAGGTCCGATAAGACTTCCGTCAGACTTCACCCCAGCTACGCCGGTCACCCCAGCAGCTTGCTGGGCAGAGGTAAGGGTGGCAATGTTTTTGTAACTCATTTTTGGGTTCTGGGGATTCTGGAGTGTTTACTGGAAAATGTGGGGGTAGAAAATCCAAAGCTCTAAACAAAGTTCGATCCTAGCTCAACGGGGATTGAAATCCGAAGCGGGCCGGCATCTTCTGCACATGAACTTCGATCAGTCTTCGACTTTTCAAGTCCTAGATATTTTAAGTTGAGCTTTGAGTTTCTCTAAAATCGTAGTACAATTCTTCAAGCCAAACCTTTTGATCTTAGATTCAATCCTTCCACCTCCCCCTAGACTCGAATGACCTCTACCTATTACCCACCTCTAACTCCAGGTTTTGGAGGGCAGCAATCCAACATCGGGGCTACCAACCAAGCTCAAACTAGAAACCCTTTTTTCTCGATCAGTAACCAGTTTCTACCTAGAAACTTGAACGATGTCATTCGCTGGGTAAGATTTATCACCCTACACAGCCCTGTAACGACAGAGGTCTTACGGAAGCTAGCTACCTACCCGATCACCGAGTTTACCTACTCTGCAACCGACCCTTCTACAGTAGATCGGTATAAGCGGTTGACTAAGAGCTTTCGACTCAAGTCAGCTCTTCACGACATCGGTTTCCAGTACTTCACGATTGGGAATGTGTTTATCAGCATCCACTTTCCAGTTACACGGACCTACACCTGTCCTCACTGTGCTTCTGCCTATGGTGCAAACTCCGCCAATTTCCTAAAGTATCGAGACTTTAATCTGAGCGGAACTTGCCCGAAGTGCGGAGGTTCAGGTACGTTCATTCGTAACGACACGAAGTCTACGAATCTGAACGACATGAACTTGATCGTTTGGGACCCTCTGAACATTACCGTCAACCATAACCCGATCACAGGTAAGAGTCAGTACTACTACAAGGTCCCTAACGATATCAAGCGTAGAGTTTTGGCAGGGGATAGACTCCTCATCGACTCTATTCCTTGGGAGTTTATCGAGGCGATCAAAGATCAGAAAGACTTTCAATTTGAGGATGACTATGTCTTCCATCTCAGAAACGTAGACCTAGGCTTTTCAGTTAACGGAGTGTCAATTCCCCCACTGATCAGTCACTATAACTTAGTGTTTTACCAAGCCACGCTTCGGAAGGCCAACGAAAGCATCGCTACGGACTTCATGGCACCGATGCGAGTCCTCTTCCCTCAAGCCCAGTCTGGGAACTCTGACCCGGTCACTGCTATCTCTATGCGAAACTTCGTCTCCAAAATGGAAGAGGCGATGGTTAAGCATAAGCAAGACAATAACCATGTCCTCATTGCCCCTCTCCCAGTAGGGTATCAAGCTATCAGCGGGGAAGGGAAAACCTTACTGGTTAACCAAGAAATTGCCCAGGCAGAAGAATCGCTTCTGCTTAGCTTAGGGGTCAGTCGAGAGCTTCTCTCAGGTTCTACTAATTGGACCAGCTCTACTGTCGGCTTGCGTATGCTAAAAAATACGCTTAGCAGTTATGTGGGTCAAATCCAGGAGCTGCTGGATTGGATTACCACCAAGGTTGCAGCGTATCAGGCTTGGGAGCCCTGTGAAATCGGACTAACCCCATTCCAGCTGACTGATGACGATGCCCTGAAGAGCGTCTTAATGAACCTCGCTCAGGGAGGGAATGTGTCTATGACCACTATATATGAGTCCCTAGGCAGGTCTTACGAAGACGAGCTTGTTCGAATCGAAAAGGATGCAAAGATGAAGGCTCAGTCTGACGTCAGAATCCAATTTACGGTTGAGCAAGCTAAATACCTTGAGGGCCTGGCCATTGCTAAGCAAAACACCAAGGATGACTCTTACCAGTCCGCTTTGACTGAATGTCAGCAAATTGCTGAACAGCTGATCAATGCAGACCCTACTACTACCCGGACTGTGCTCAATCAGTTGCAGGTTCAGGACTACGCCAAGTGGCTGATGGTCTCGAAACTTGTAGAAGAAGGTCGCACAAATCAGACTCATCAAGTACAATCAGAAATGCAGCAGCAGGCTTTGGCTCAAAGCACGACCCCTCCCCCTAATATAGGGGAGGCTGGGACTACTGAAGTGGGTGGTGCCCCGCCCGATCAAAGCGCTGCACCGGCAATGTAAGCACAAGCGCGTCTGCCAACTACTATTTTTGAAAAAACCTCAATGGCTACTTCTTTAAACTCACCGTCACTCTCTTCGCTTGCTAACTTGGATGCTAAGCCTGAAAAGGGCACTGTTTTTAACGACCCTGCCGCTCTTCCAGATATCCTGGCGGGAAAGCGTAAGACTGAGAAGTCAATGGATAACTACCGTATTCGATATCAGAAATTGGATATGGACAATCCCTCCGATATTACAGAGCTGGAGCTGATTGAGACTCGGGCTATTCGTAACCAAGGGACATTCGTGCTTAGTAAAAAGGAGTTTATCTTCATGGAGAAACTCATGATCTTGATTCAGTATATGGAGGAGACGGAGTAATGCCTACCTCAGCTGAAAGCCTAACGCGGATCTTTTCATCTCCTGATGAAGTCAGTGAAAGAGTCGACTCCGCTCTGATTCATGGGCTGAAGAATCAATTCCCGATTGAGGGGAAACAGTTTCGCCTAGAGATCGATAATGTGCGGGCTGAGAGAAACCCTATTGGACATGGGGATGAGAAGAAGGCGATCCTGGAGAGTCGCAGCCTCACCTACCCTATCAAAGCAGACCTAAAGTTAGTGGATAAGCTCACCGGTAAGGTCCTGGATACCCATCAAGACTTTACGTTGATGGACTCTTTTCATTTAACTGGGAAGCATACCCTTGTCTACAAGGGGAACAACTACTCGGTTGCAAATCAGCTTCAACTTCGCCCAGGCGTATACACCCGCTTTCGGGACACTGGGGAGCTGGAGAGCCACTTTAACACGGGTACTGGCCGCAGCTTTTCTCTAACCTTGGAGCCGCAAACCGGGATCTTTTACCTAGAAGTTGGTAGCTCAAAAATTCCTGCAGCCCCGCTATTAACAAAGGTCTTTGGTATTGGGCCGAAAGAAGTTAGTAACTACGTCCCTCCTGAAGTGTGGAATGATAATCTGGCTTTTGTCAAAGGTAAAGAAAACAAGTACTTGAGTGATATTTATCACAGAATGGTTTCCACTTCTAAGCAAGAAGCAAATGCTTCCCCGGAAGGGATGGCGATGCAACTAAAGAAGTCCCTAGAGGAGTCTTCTCTGCACCCGCAAACAACTCAGTCAACCTTAGGTAAGGCTCTGGTTGGAGTCAATCACGACGCCATCCTCCTTTCCTTGAAGAACCTCGTCGATACTCACTCTGGTAAACGTCAAGAAGACAATCGGGACTCTCTACAGTTCAAGAGAGTACAGAACCTCCCAGACTTTTTAAAGACTCGGTTTGCCAAGGAACATCAGGTCGTTAAGCTAGTGAAGGGTAGAGTAGTCCGTGAATTGGACCGAATGGACCCTTTGAAGCCTAAGCTAAAAGGGAGTATGGTTCCTAAGCCCTTCAACAAGTTCTTCTCTAATTACTTGATGGATAGTAATCTAGTCTCTACTCCGTCAGAAACCAACCCTATCGAGTCAGTTGAAAACGTCGCTAAGGTAACGGTACTGGGTGCAGGAGAGGGGGGTATTGCCTCTGACAGAGGAGTACCGATGTCTGCCCGAGACATTGACCCGTCCCACTTAGGCATTATTGACCCTAGCCGTACTCCGGAAAGCGGTCATGCGGGTATCGACCAGCGATTCACGGTGACTGCACGTAGAGACGAGGAGGGGAACCTTTACTCACGAGTAAAGGATAACTCTGGTAAGTACCATTTCCTCAGCGTCCATGAGATGATGACAAAGAACATCGGATTCCCCCACCAAGATGGAATGAAGGAGGTTCAGGCTCAAATACATGGAGAACTTGGGAAGTGTCCTGCAAAAGACATCGACTATTGGTTAGCAGATACTACTGACATGTATACGGTGACCACTAATCTGGTCCCATTCCTGAATAGTAACCACCCAGGGCGCTTGACCATGGCTGGCAAAGCTATCCCCCAAGCATTGAGCTTGGTAAACAGAGAAGCTCCTCTGGTTCAAACAGTGAATGAACATGGGGTTTCTTTTGCCAAACAGCTTGCAGCCGTAGTAGGGACGACTTCTCCGGTGGAGGGGGTTATTACTGCCGTGGACGGATTGAAGGTCGTTATTCAAACCCCGGATGGTAAAAAGGAAACAATCCAAGCTGTCAAGAATCTACCTTTCAATATGAAGGGCTTTCACGATGACGAAAAGCCTTTGGTGAAAGTTGGAGATCGAGTTAAGCCTGGAACAGTCCTGTTTGATAGTAACTACACTAAAGACGGTACCTTGGCTTTAGGTAGAAACCTTCATGCAGCTTACATTCCGTGGAAGGGTTATAACCACGAGGACGGATTGGTTATTAGCAGAAGCGCAGCTCAGAGTTTGTCCAGTCACCATGCTTATAAGGTTGACTACGAAATCAACGAAATGTCTGTGCCTAAGAAGTCTCTGATTGCTAGATATTTCCCAGGTAAGATCACCCGCGAGCAGCTTGATAACTTAGATGATCGAGGCTTTGCTAAGCAGGGTGCAATCCTTAAGCATGGGGACCCTGTATATGCCGTCTTAGAACACAAGGAGCCGACTCCTGAGGATAAGATGCTAGGCAGACTCCATAAGACCTTGGTGACCCCTTATAGGCTTGTTATGGAGCCCTGGAACCATGAAGAAAACGGAGAGGTGGTGGACGCTCATACAGCAAGCCGTCAGGTTCGTTTTATCATCAGGTCTGTGAAGCACCTAGAGGTTGGGGACAAGCTGACCGGCCTTCACGGCAATAAGGGGATCGTATCCCTGATCCTGGAAGACCATGAAATGCCTTACCTTAAAGGTGAGGGTAAGCCGGTTGATATCCTACTGAATCCTGCATCAGTAACTTCTCGAGTGAATCTTGGTCAGCTTATGGAAACTGCTGCTGCAAAGATTGCTAAGAAAACTGGAACTCCTTACTTAATCCACAACTTCAGCAAGGCTTCTAACGTTGTCGGGCTAAAAAAGGAACTGGAAGCCCACGGTCTTCAAGACTCAGAAGAACTGGTAGACCCTACCACTCAAAAAGTGTTAGGCAAAGTCCTGAACGGTCCTCAGTATTTCCTGAAACTCTACAAGACCTCGGACCAGAACTGGTCTGCTAGAAATACAGGAAGCTACGATGCTAACGGTCAACCTAGTAAGGGTGGAGAAGAGGGGTCTAAGAGCGTTGGTTATATGGAAATGCTAGGCCTGATGGGATCGAATGCCCGAAAGAACTTGAAAGAAATTGCCACCACTAAGAGTGAAAATAGCCCTGAGTACTGGGATAAGTTCTTGACAGGTCAACCTTTGCCAAAGCCTAAGGTTACTTTTGCAACTCAAAAGTTCATCAATTACTTGACCGCTGCAGGGATTAAAACTACGCTCAGTAATGGAACCTTGACGGCGTCCCCCTTGACGGATAAGGATATTCTGTCTATGTCTAATGGCGAGGTTAAGGAGCCCTCTATGATTTCCGCAAAGAACTTGGAGCCGGAAAAGGGAGGCCTGTTTGACCCTGCCATCCTAGGAGGCATGAGAGGTAACAAATGGGGGCATTACTCTCTGAGTGAGCCTATTGCCAATCCTTTGATGGAAAGACCTATCAAGTCTATTCTCGGTTTATCTACTAAGGAATTCGAAGGGATTGCTTACGGAAAGATCGGGGTTAAGAAGCAAGGGGACACCTTTCATTTGCATGATATCGAATCTGGGAAAAAGCTACGCTCCATCCAAGTGAACTCTCTTAAAGCAAGGCCTGTGATCGAAGACGAAGTTGAAGCTGAAAAAGAAGATTGACCCAGGGGCTCTGGCCCCTTCTATCTAAAATTGAACCATGGAAAACGAAGATTCTATCATTACTGGAGGTCAAGCATTTCACGATATGCTCTCCGCTGTAAACATTAAGGAACAGCTGGGGGCGCTGAAGAAGGATATTCACGAAGTTAAGAGCGCAGCTAAACGTGACGATATGGTGAAGCAGATCAAGTACTTGGCTGCGTTAGATAGCTCTGGGACTAAGCCGGAAGAGTCTTTCATTATTAACCATATGCCGGTAATTCCCCCGATTTGTAGGCCCCCTATTCAACAGGCCGGGAATAGAATCAAATATCCGGACGCTAATAAGCTTTACCAGGATCATATGCTTGTGAATTCCAAGCTCGGTGAAGCTAAGGAATTCTTCGGGGATGACATGCTTGCAGGAGAGCGTAGAGATCTCTATAACGGGGCCAAGGCTATCTTTGGGGTAGGAGAGGCCATCAAGGGTTCATCTCGCGGGGAAGGACTGAAGGGTTTCTTGAAACAGATTGGAGGAGAAGGGGGGCCTAAGACCGGCTTCTTTCAAAGCAAGATCCTATCCAAGAAGCAGGACTTTTCAGGTCGAGCTACAATCTATGCTGAGCCTAATCTAGGTTTTAACGAAGCTGCAGTACCTAGCGAAATGATATGGACCATGTACGAGTACCACATTATTAGAGACTTGGTCAAAAACGGATACACCTACCCGGAAGCAAAGAAGGCTGTTACTGCCAGGACTACTGCTGCACAGGCTAGCTATAATAAGTTGATCAAGCAAATCCCTATTTTGTTAAACCGTGCCCCTACTTTGATGTTGTCTAACGTAACAGCAGCTTACCCAAAGCCTATTCCGGGGAAGACTCTAGGGATAAGCCCTCTTCACTTGAGTCTATTTGCAGGAGACTACGACGGGGATGCGTTAACGGTTCATGTTCCTATTTCGGATGAGGCTATTGTCGAAGCTAGGAAGAAGCTCTTACCAGAGTCTCATATCTATGACTTCCGAAAGGGCTTAGGGAACAGTCTGGTAGCCCCTGGACATGAAGCTATTCTAGGGTCTATGCATTTAACAGAGCCTGATCATGAGCAAAAACAGGTTCATTTCAAGACCGAAGAAGAAGCTTTGGCTGCGCTAAAGTCCGGGGCGATTAAAGTGAACACTCCTATTACTATTGGATAAGCTAAAAAAACCTAGTGGGGACTAGGTTTTTTTGTTAACCCACTAGGACGTGTTCTTGGTGTAGATAATAGGCTTCTGATTTGATAGCCATTTCCGCTTCCTCTAGTCGAGCACTGTCGGTGTAGACCAGAAGCGGGGGGTCTTCTTCTAAGATCTCTCTGAGGTCAGAGTCGTTTTGTCGAATGGTTTTGGGCAAAAATATCACCACAACGTCAAACTCCGAGTTGCTACCTAGACTATCCTCTAAGGCATCAAGTGCTTCTGAGATCGAAGCTGAGACTTCTTTATTTGCTAGCATTTCTAATCCTTGTCGTCGGTTGAAAGGGTCTTCCTGGGCCTGGGAACGGTCAACTTCAAGCGACTGGCTTGAGCTGCAATGGTACTTCTGCTTTTAGGAGCCAGGGCTTCTACCGCACGAGAAAGAGAAAAGCTTCCACCAGTTCTATAAATAGAAGTCAGTAGAGCCTTCTCCTCCTCGGCCCAGAAATACCCTGCCCCGGTTTTTCGAACACGGGAGAGGGTCATTTTTTAGACCAGCAGACCCATTGCTTCCCGAATAGAAAGGCCTGGGGAGACGTTGCGCTTTACCTTGATAACAAACCCTGGATCGGCTTTGAATTCAAACACCCCAGCTTCAAGGTCAGCGCCAAGGAGGTCTTTACTGCTAAGGCTGATACTCTTATTTCGGAATGCTTTAAGGTACTTCAGATCTTCCTCTTCGTCAGTCAGCTTCACACCAGATTGCAGCTTATAGAAAAGCCCCTCACTTTCCAAAAGCTGTTCAGTCAATAGCCCACAACTTGCAGCCAACTCTTTAACTTGTTCGAAGGTTTTCCCTGCTTTCGCCAAATCGTCCAGATCTACATTATAGAACTGGACGAAGTGATTTTGCAAATGCAAAGGCGATTTGTCAATCCTACTACCGTCCATAGAAAAGGACTTCCCCTCGCCCTGACCAGGGGCATCCCCCCAAGTAATGCCGGTAGCCTGATGCACCAAGCTGACTGAATAAGCGTTCTTATCGTCACTATCCGGGCGTGCGTTAAGCAGCTCAAGAGAATCCAAAGCAGATTCTTTGTACAAATTCATTTCCGATACTAGTGCCTGTAAGGTATCGAAGTTTACTGTATGGAAAATGCTCAAGGCGGAAAGGACCCCGTCGATCTGGGTTTTGTCGTCCAGGCGATCTTCGCAGTACTCTTTGATGAATGCCATATCTAAGCCTTGGAATTCGATCATATAGTGAATTCGGCCAGGTCGATTCCGCATGTGAGAATCCAGCCGCCACTTATCGTTGCAGGTCAAGAGCCAAAGCTTCTTGGAAGGGAACACTCCATCCAGCAAGGTCAGCAAACCCTGCTGCTCGTCTCGGTCGTAGACCTTCTCAAACTCATCGAAGAAAACGATGGTGGGCTGAGAGATGGCATGCAGAAATTGAAAGAATCCATCCCCTCGCATTGGGCTGGTGATAATCAAGGTTGGGTACTCCAATGCATACCCAAGTCGACAGATTTCCCTGCACAGCATGCTTTTCCCAGAACCCTTCTCTCCTGCCAGGAGAGTGCCTAAGCTCTTATTTTTATCCTGAAATGTGTTCAGAATGCGATTGGCGTAACGAATTGGGTCCCCATAAATCTTGCCGGGGGCTTCAAAGTTCTCAGTGCTTTCTAAATAAAAAGCACCTGTCATAGGATTTTGTTTTACGGCGTAATTTCCAGCAGGAAGTTTGTCGTGAATAACAGAGTTCAGGTCGTTCTGAATTGAAAAAGTGGAACCGGACTGAGCGAAAAACGTGGTCATTAAGAGCCTTTCAGTTGGGGGAAACTCGGCTAAATAGAAAGGATTCTATTTACAACCCCCTTATACCACGTTCTTGCAAAATGTTGAATTTACAACTAACTCATATCTAACTAAAAAAAAGCGCCTAGGGGGTGACGCTTTAGATTCAGTCTTGGAAGAACACTAGAATTGTTGCTATGAGGACACAAAAGACTGTTATCGTAATCGTCGTATCTTTCAGGATTAAATTAAGAAATTGCACTAGTTACTCTTTTTCATCACTTCTTTTAACTGATCAAACATCACCTGCTTTTCCCCAGAGTTCTCATGCAGGTATTTATCGATGCTCATCGGAGCCTTACCCATCAGGTTTTTAGGCAAAGTAGAAAGGTAGTGCTCTACTTCATGAGTCCTCTCATTTTCAGGCAAGTGAGCATGGCTTTCATATCTAGATCCACGGCCGATTACCTGCTTGATCTTACTTGGGTTAAAGTGGGGGTCTAGGACTTGAGTTAGCTTAGTTCCTTTTAGATCCAACCCTTCTGCACCTGAAGAAGAGATTAGCAAGGCTTTTACCTTACCCTCATTGTAGTCTTTAACCATGGCGTCTTTCTCCGACTTAGAAAGCCCCCCGGTGTAGATATGATGAGAAATACCTTCTTCTTTTAACTTCTTCGCATACTCATACACCCCGGCGTCTAGGTAGTTAGAATACACCAATCCCCTGAAGTTCTTATCGCTTCCTGCACGCTCTTTAAGGCTTTTCACCGCAGCTTCAATTTTTGGAGTATATGCGACCTTGTCTGGAGTTTGGGAGAGGTGACGATGAGAATTTGACACCTGTCTAACACCGGCAGAGAAAGAGTTCAACTGAGCCTTTTCTTGTTTGTCCAGAGGCATTCCGTGGCGGACTTTCATTTTCAGAAGAGAGGGGAGTTGACCTTCCATATAAGAGTACATCCGCTTCTGTTCCGGGGACATATCTACTTCAATGGTCTTTTCAGTAGTCTTGGGAAATTTGTCCTGAACGCTCTTATCTTCACTAGCATCATAGTAATGGACGTGCTCTTTAAAAAGCTTGCCCAGCTCTTTCTGCCCCTTTAAAGAAGTTTCCTCTTCTTGGGGTTTGCGAAGAATCCTATCAAGGATACCTTGAGGTTTCTTAGAAGTCTGAGTGAACCTCTTTTCAAACGCTCTCTTGTCTTTTGGCAAAACTTCATGACCTGCCACCATATTCATAATAGGTGCTAGGTCAGCAACATGGTTGTAGTTTGCGGTAGCAGTTGCCAAAACTCGGTTGTCTGCCTTGGAAACAATATCCCCCAGTATCTGAGTGCGTTTTGTGTCACTATTTCGAACTTTCTGAGCTTCATCAAGGATGGCAATTGCATACTTATTTTTCTTTAGTTCTTCTGAACGATTCACTGCCTTTTCGTAAGACATAACATCTAACCGACTTCTATCCAATTTGATGCCATGCTTATCCAACTCTTTATCAATGTTAGAAACTAAGCTTGCAGGGGCTACTAGCAATGCCCGGCCAGTCTTATCCTTTTCCAAAGCTCGTTGGGCAGCAGTTAGAAAGGTTACGGTCTTCCCACTACCAGTGCTGTGGTGTAGTAGTAGCCCATGGCTCTTATCTAGCTTAGACAAGGCTTCTTCCTGGTTCGGACGAAGAGGCCCTTTGCCGGAGACCCCCCTTTTTTCAGGGACCTTTTCCGTATCTTTGAGAATTTGCTTGGCAATTTTGAGAATATAGGGGTTCATTAGAAGTAGGTTTGTTTAAGGCCTAAGTTTTCTGCAACTTGATTTTTGTACATTTTATACCTAGTTTCCGGGAATACCCATGAATTTTTTAGCTCTGTTTTCTTTTTAATGATCTCTGCCTTCTCCTGTTCCGATAGTGCGTCTTTAGCTTTTAGAAAAGCATTTTTAAACGCTTGGGCTTTTTGCCCGTATGCTACCGCCAGATCTACGTCCACCCCGTCAATGCTGCCAGATAACACTCTTTTGGATTCTTTATTTTTCGAGAATTCTCCAGGCTTTAAACCTGGATACTGAGAAAGTAATCTTTCTATATTTTTTTCAAATTGGTATTTAGACTTGTAGGGGATAAAGACATCCAGATCAGAGGCATCAACATTAATACCTAAGCCTTGACTTCCTGCTAGAAGGGCGTTGTTTGAGATGCGCTTGACGTTAAGCTCGGCTGCTTTCGCAAACAATACATCTTTTACTTTGGTCGGGTAGTTCTTGACCCGATCAAGCAGAGAAAATGCAGGGATGTTCTTATTCGAATATACCTTCAAGCTGGGGTATTCTTGTTGAAAAGTCGAAACTTTGGATTCAGGTACAAAGATCTCGCTATTAGTATTAGTAGATAGTACCCTACTTGATATAAATTCTTCTGGAATGGAGTTTAAAGATACCCTTTTAATAGGGAGGGTTAGCTCTTTTTTTATAACGTATTCCCCATATGTAGGTAAGTATTTTCCTCGCGTTAAAAATACTTTATCTGTTATTTTCCTGGCGGACATGACCTCTACAGCCTTTGCCGCAGGTAGTACCTCTCTTCTAAAAGGGAGGAGCCCTACCTCCACTGAAATAGGCTCTTCGGGGTTTTCTCTCGCCACATGTGAGAGTGTTTTAATTTTTCCACTAGATAAGATGCGCCTAAGGCTGTCCTCCCCCGTCGTATGGAAAAAGGCTTCAGCAATTTTGAGAAGATACGGATTAGGCATGGAAGGTCGGGGGTCGATTAATCTAAAAAAACCAGGTTTAGAACCTGGTTTCTTCTTGGATTTTAACCTGGTTTCTTCTTGGATTTTAACCGGGTAGAGATGTCCGGTCAATAGATAAGAAGTTCAATCGCTGAGCTTCTGTTTGCAATTGATCTACTCTCGTAATCAGGGGTAGATTCAGCTTTATCCGTTCAGCATTGAATTGACTGAGAGTTTTCCTGCTCTGGATCTCTTTCCAGACCTCTTGCCGTTCAGGCATGAAGTCCAAAAGACAGGGAGTCATGGCTTTAAGAAAAGCTTGTCTTTTCGTAAAACCGCTCACATACACACTATACTCCGTATGTTTCCCCCCTCCTTGGACAATGCATTTATGCCAAAGAGCGTACTGTAGCCTCATAGACGTGGTGGGCGGGGTAAACACCCCCAACCTGCTAGGCTGAAGAGGATATCGTCTCACCTGACCGGAGGAATAGATATGATCAGGAGAGACAGTTGCCCCTGTTACGTAGAAAGGAAAGTACTCACTACTAAAAGCCATTTCTCCATACCATCGGTTTATAGAAGAAGCCCTGGCCCCGGAGGCGCTCGCTACGACATCTGGAAACATCGGTAGAGTCATCCTTCGAGGATTTTTACGCACGTCAGTTAGTTTTAACTGACCAGTATTCACAAGGTCTGGGACGACTGCTTGAACTGTCCCGTCTAGGTTTAGCTTGAGACCCAGCTCCCGAAACGCTAAGGTCTTGTACGCGAAGACTATCCCTCCGTTCAAAAAGAAGGGTTCTGTGGTCAACCCCGAATCTTCGTAGTACGGTAGAACCCATACTGTATGAAGGGACACGGGTCTCATGGCTGCGTAAGTTCTCCCCTCTGCGTGCGCAATTTTGAAGAAGGTGATTGCACAGATCCCTTCTCCTGCAGAGTATATATTGACCAGTAGGCTTGAGAGATCTACGTCGTTTCCTTGGCCAGGAGACCCTGTTACTTTGAGTATTGCCAATTCTACAACCTGAGCCTCAGTACACTTACTTGGAACATCTACCCAAAGGGCTTCCTGGAAATGAGAAATTGGGTTTTGATCAGTTATTAGGGACAAATCCAGAGGGTACTCTCTAGTGCCTTTCTGATTTGGCAAAGCAGGGAAATTCCTTGGTACTCCATTAGGAGAGGAGAGGGTACCCCCGCCTCGGCGATAAAAGCCTGCGAGCTGTTTCGGGTCCCCGAAAGCTTGAGTGCGGGATCGTTTATCAGCATCCCAGGCAGTGTTAAAGGATTCCTGAAACTCCGTTGATAGAGGATCAAACTGAGTTATAGTCAGGTACTCCTTTTTACTACGAATATCCGCAAAGACAGGGGAAATGGCTTTCTTATATGAAGAGGAGTTACCAAGTCTCCGGATAGCCCGTTGGAACGGGGTTTTTACTGGGTAAGTAAGAGCCTCTCCTACTTCCTCAGTTGCAGTAGTAATTTCTACGGGTGCAGGCACGGCTTTTTTAGTTTTGAGCCTAGGTGCATTTACCTTAGGGACTAATTCTGGGATCTCTGCCAGGGAGGCGGGCACTTCAGGGGGAGCCTCTATAGAGACTGGAGGGGAGGTAGGTACCGGGATGGAAGCAAGTTCAGAAGTAGGGTTGATTCGAACCAGGGTGGGGGGTATTGGTTCAAGAAGGATTGGCTCCCGAGCTATAATAACCAAAGGGGGGATATTAAGTGGAGTAGGGGTCGACATGGTCACTTTCGGTCTATGAACTAGGTTTCGGTACTATTCTTATACCAAGAAACGGCAGATTTGGGAATTTACAACTAGGGCTGAAAGCAAACCGTTACCAACCTTAGGTAGCTGCTTTATCAAGTAGACGCATTCTTCTAAATCGGATAAAATAGACCCATGTCCGATAAGATTACTACTGCAGGCGCCCTACTTCTAAAGCATTCAATGCCTACAGAAGCTTCTAAGAAAGCTTTTGATATCCACAACCCTTTGGACAAAGCAGGCGTCTCTAAGGTGGTCAACAACCTATTGAAAAACGGTGGCCCAAATGCGGTTCACCATATCAATGACTTAGGGCGTCTATTCTTCAATACTGCAACTGAGATTGGGGCGTCTACCCCCCTATCTGACTATATCAATGATAGTGATGAGCGCCAAGCCATTATCAGGGAATACGACACCAAGGTACAACGTATCATGATGTCAGATAGAACTAAGCCCGTTAAGAACCAAGAACTGGCAGAGCTTACCGGGGGCTATAACAAGAAGATCGAAAAACAGAACCTAGATTACCTCCTATCAAAGAACTCTACTGCTGCCAAGATGGCAAAGACCGGTGCCCGAGGAAACCCTGCCCAGTTGGCTAGTGGAACCTCTACCCCCCTAATGTCTTTGAACGTTAAGGGGGAGCTAATTCCAGTAGTGATTGAGCGGAGTTTTGCGGAAGGCATGCGCCCTGCGGAACACATAGCTCTTAGCTACATGGGTCGAGGATCTACTGTGATGAGCCAACTGAGTACTGCCTTGCCCGGAGCTTTGTTCAAAAAGCTTTCCCCTACGGTATTCCATGAAGTTATTACCGTTCAAGATTGCGGGACTCATAATGGTATTTTCGTAGACGTAACCGATACTAAGAGTCTTCTTGGTCGATACTCTGCCGACACTAATCACTTGGTAGACGAAGCTGCTATCAGAGATGCTTCTCATGCAGGGAAGAAGAAGCTAAAAGTCAGAAGCGCAATGACTTGCGAGGCAAAAGAAGGGGTGTGTCAGCATTGCTTCGGTCTAATGGCTTCCGGGCATCTACCTGAAATCGGAACCAACGTAGGAGTTATTGCAGCACAGTCAGTGTCTGAAGTCCTGACTCAAAGCATGCTGAGTACAAAGCACAAGGCTACCGTGGGGGAGCGCAAGGGGAATGCTTACGAGCAGGCTGCAAACTTGCTGAATAACCCATCTGATAACTTCAAAGATGAAGCTACTATTGCATCTATCAACGGTAAAGTTACCGATGTTAAGAAAACTCCGCTAGGAGACTCTGTGGTTTTTATCAATGAAAAGTCTCACTTTGTCCCTATCGAGCAAAGGGTCTCCGTAAAACCTGGTGATACTATTAGAATGGGGGATCAGTTATCTACTGGAACAGTAAATCCTAGAAAGCTAGTGAGTATTCGAGGCATTGGTGCAGGGCGAGAGTATATATCAAACGAACTCCGTAATATCTATGGAGGAGGTTTGGACCCTAGGCATTTTGAAATCATCTCTAAGAATCTTCTCAAGTACGTCGAAGTCGAACACCCTGGTGCAACCGGGCTCCTTCCCGGGGATAAGGTAGAGATCAATACCATCCGTAAATACCTAGATAAAGGCTCCAAGGAAGTTGGGGTCAATCATGCAGAGGGCAGCATTTTGTCCAAGGGGGTGGGGGCTCTGGTCCCAGGTACGCTCTTAGATGGGAACCATATTCAAGATCTAAAGGACTTGGGGGTTAAAATGGTGCCGATCTCGTCTACAGGACTTAAGGTTAAGCCTATCGTTCCCGGGCTGCAGACTGCCAAGATGCTAGATAAAGACTGGGTTTCGAAACTTAGCTTTTCGCGCCTGCGCGATTCCTTGAAAGAGAGTGCTGCAACTCACTCAGAGAGCCATGTTCATAGCACAGACCCTATTACCAGCTACATGTTTGGTAATGAGTTTGGAGAAGGTCAAGAAGGAAAGTACTGATGACTATCGGAACTGCCCCTAAGATTGGGTATGACGCTTCTAGAATCCCTAAAGTCAAGGATATCATTAAGTCTCACGTAGAGACTTACTTTGCTGGCACTCTGGGTCAGGAGCAGGATATTGTAAATATCATCAATGCACAAATCCGATTAGAGAGTACTCATAACGCCAACGCCATAGGTCCTAAGGTAGCTTCAACTCCTGGGACTGGAGGGTTTCATTTCCTGAATAGCTCTGCAATCAAAAGCATCTTCTCCTCTGGAAGCGCTACTGCGATTGATAACGTCAATAAAGGGCTATATGGGGTGGGGTTAATGCAGGTGATGGGTTGGAACTTCATCAAAGGAGGATCTCCCTCCGGGAGCTGTGAGATTGAAAGACTGAGACCAGACCTTGCACCTCAGCTCTGTGTTGCACCAGGTCAAGATCTTCTAGGTCATGTCTTAGGAGAGGCAAACATGCACAAGGCAATCTTGGCAGGTTTGGTTATCCTCGAAGGAAAGTATCGAGCAGTATCTTTCAAAAATGGTGCGTACCGGGTGAATGGAGACTCTTATAACCGAGCCTTTCCTTCGAAAATCACAGCAGCTATTGCCGCCTATCTAGGGTTGGGTAAGTCAGATAGAAACGGCATGACTCCTGAGGCCTATGCCTCAAGCATAGTAGGGGGTGCTATTTACAAAACTGCAAATGGAAGCTCTCCTGCAATCCGAGACTCTACTATTCAAGTAGCGTCTTCTTCCGGACCAAGCAATCCTGACCCTGGCCTGGGCAAAGTCTCTGCCCCTGGCTGCTGCTGTTAAACGCAGCATTTTAGGCTTTCTATCTAAAATAGGATAGATTCTTATTTCCTAATCCTCTATAATCTCATCATGGAATTTTCCGACATTGCTCTAGCTAAGTTTCTTCAGACTGCTCCGGAACTTGGACCTCTGATTCTGAACTTTTCAGAGATTACTCAAGACCTAGGAGAAGATGGGGTAAAGGCGGGTATCTTTATCCTAAGAGCTGGGTTAGGAATTGTGTACATCCCAGTAGTGGCCAAGGGGGACACGGTCTTCCCTGTTGACTCTGCTTTTTTTGAAACAGAGGCTCAGTTTAGACCTCTGACGAATGCTACGATCTCTCAGATCGTCTCATCAGTCTCTGCCACTGCGGGTAAGTCGAAGAAGATCCCAGATACCGTTCCGACAAACCCCGATGTGTCGGCAATGATTAATCCTCCTCGAACTGGGAAGTTTGTCTATGCATCCACCAGTAGACTGACGGAGTTCCTGTCTATCCTGCCGGAAGCGGTAAAGCAGTTTACCTTTGAGAAGATTGCTGCTGAACAAAGCCTATACTCCAAGCTTGACAAGATGTTTGGCCTCAAGGCTATCTTCTCGGTCCTGAACGCCCAAGCTCAGGGAAAGCCTATTAACTCAGGTGCAACTGGGCCGGTTATCAATCGAGTTAACGACGTTTCGGTTATCACCTCTCCTCGTGCTGTTCAGAGCTTAGGTGATGCTGTCATGTCTGCAGCCTTTGCACAAGACGGATATGTCATTACCGGGGCCAATCCCTTCTCGAGAATTGCAGTCACCTATCAACCCTTCAATCAATCTGGCAAGTTCACAGAGGTGAACCCGATGTCAGATGGGGGCAGGGACTTCACTATTGCATTCAAGAATGGTCAGAGCAAGCCTGCATATCTCCCGAAATACCACCGACTAAATCCGGTTGGGAATAGAAGCATTGTCAGTCTATTCATGGACGGGACTTACGCAAGAGGAAACCTGGTGACCAACGGAGATCCTTTGGATACTCAAAAGGTCCTGACTGATATCTTTGAAGTTAACCCTCCAAAGCTTCTGCGAGACTTGGCTCGGGGGGAAGAATTCATCCTGTTCACCTCAGCCGGAGAAGCCCTAGGCCCGTTCACTGCAAATTCTGTAACTCTGACTCAATCAGGTGTTGATATCCAAGTTTGTGCAGAGCGTATCGGTAAGATTTCAGGTTACAGAAACTATACCAAAGAAGTGGATGTTATTGGGGACACGTTGTTTGTACCCTACAATGCCATCGTTGTTACCTTGACTCAATCTGTTGACTCCGAGGTTGAGCGAAGCGTTAATGATGCTCTTTTAGGTAAGGAATTGGTAGCCTCTCAATACCTAGGTGCTGAACTCAATCTACGTCATGATGGCGTCGAGTTCTCTGCCAACGGAAAGACTCTTGGAGGATTCCCCTCGGCATTGAAGGTTCTGGTGGAAGAGGAGCACTTGGATCCGACCGATGCAGGTAGCTTCTTGAAGCAGGCTGAAGAGTTCAAGCTTCTCAAGGTTTTCCTGTCAAAGTCTGCGGAAGCGGCCAGTACTGACTTTGCCCCGGCCACTATTCCTCAATATGGTGCAGTCGCTCCTAGAGTTGACAAGGTTGCTCCTAATGGTGCGCTAAGCAATAACTTCGCCTCTAACTTGCAAGATGCAGCTGGTTTGAATGACAGTCAAGTCCTAGAAGCTACCGTTATTGCCCAGCTCCTACAAGTACCAGATCTCTGGGAGCATATTGAAGAGTACCTCCCTGAGTTGGACATGGCTGTTGACAAGCTGGGTAGAACCCTTTTCTTGACTCGAGTAAAGTTAGACCAAATGTCTAAAGGTATGGATTCAGAATCGGTTTTTGCTATTATCGCCCAAATCAAGAACGTGTATAAAATGCTTGGAGACTGTGTTTCCAAGCTGAAGACTACCGTCATCATGAATAAGGGGTATGATCCGAAAACCGTCTCTGGACAGACCAACGGTTGACATCCGCTAAGCTGTTGAATAAACTCGTTTAAGATCTGCTCATAGAGGCCCCCCCTCTAATTCAGCAAAGCCTCCCGTGCCCGAAGTGTATGCCCGATACGTTCTAATCAAGAACAAGTCTACTGGTAAAGATACCTTAGTAGACTCTATCCTTGCGGGCGACTCTCAAGTTACCGAGCTTTATCAAAAGTCTCTGGGTATTTTCAAATCCGATATTAAACGAGGTTATGTCGAGGCTTGCTTGATTGCAAGCACTGACCTTGCTAAGATTGCCTCTATTATAGAAATCCCAGTTCCAGTCTTAGACAATTACCGAAGTATCTTCTTCGATATTTCTCAGTTTGATAAGCTGAGTTTCTTAGAGCTTATTGAAGAGGAGGAATCAGAGAGTATCAGGGGTATGAAGATCTGGGCTTTAAGCCAAGGTTTGGACTTCATTGCATGGAGGCTGGGTAAGACTATTAATCTAAATCCGGTAGAGGGATTACAAGAGCTATTCACTCTTTCAGTGTTTAAGAGCAAAGAGGCTCTATTCTCAGGCAATGCTTCTGAGGGGAGTAAAGAGGCTACGAAATGGACAAAGCTTAGTATGGACTTGGCACGTCTTCTCAAGGCCTGGGTTATGGACTCTGATGCTGCTAGAAAGGACATCGAGCTGGCGCTCATGTCAATCAATCCTGAATTCAAGGGCTTTGATGCCTTGTAATTAACTCATATGAAGCGCGGAGCGCGTTATTTAGTAAGTCTCACTTGAAAGACTATCTTTCTACTGCTTCGGGGAAATCTCGTTTTGGAAAGGGCGTTGCTCTTACTGGGGCTGGGCTTCTAGGGGCGTATTCTGTAGGACATGAGCTTAAAAAGCTCATCCGTAACAAGAATTGATCTTTCAAACTTAAAATCAAACCATGGCCAGTATCTCTGTTTCCGATCTCCAAGAAATCGCTGTTAAATGCACAAGCGACTTTCTAAACTCAGGCATTTCCTTGAACCAAGGTTTGGCCAAGATGGCTTCGGAGAAAGACCTGAACCCTGAGCAGTTGCGTAGAGCTGTCGAAGCTACCAATACCCTAACCTACCTTAAAAGCATAGAGGTTACTGGGGACCGTACTTCGGAATTCCCCCTGGCTGAGTATGGTCAAATTCTCAAGATGGCTTCGATCCCAGAAGCCTTCGATGTCCCTCAGCAAGTAAAGTCAGCCTCTCTTATGGAAGAGTCTAATCAAACTTGGTCTGAAAAACGAGCCGGCGCATTGGCAACCCAGGAAGTTGAAGCAGAAGCTTCTCTTCAGTACTCTTTCCCTCTTATGGAAAAGCAGGCCCTTCAAGCGTTCTTCATTAAGGAAGCTCACGCCAATGCGCGTCGAGTTGAGTTCTTACAAGCAGAAGGCCTAGTTCTAGCTCAGCAATTGGTCAAGCTTGCCTCTGAGGTGAAGGCTGATCCTTTAGGCCTAGAGAAGCTCTCCTGTGCAATTTTAGACCCTGCTCATTTCAAGAAGGTAAGCTGCCTGGTTTATGGAACCCCTAGGGAAAGCTTAGACTTTGTAGGAGAAATGACGAAATCGGCATCTTTCCGTAAACCCGAATTCCTAAAGGCCGCAGAAGAGCTGTCCGATAAGTTGATCTTGGCAGAAGAAATTCAAGCTGAGCTTCAAAAGCGTTCCGGTCTGCAAAAGCAGGCTGAGGAAATGCAAAAAGAAGCTTTCTTAGGAGCCCTTGCCGGGACTGTCGCCAAGGGAATAGGCTCTGGTGTCGGTAAAGCTATTGGAGGCACTGCTTCGTTGGCCGGGTCCGGTATTAAGATGATCGGTAAAGGTTTAGCTGGGGCAGTAAAGGCTCCTCTTAAAGTAGGCGGCGCTAAGATTCAAAACTGGGCGGCAAACACCACTAAGGGTAAGGACTTGGGTATTCCCACTATTACTCCTTCAAAGAAGGCGCTATCCATTACCGCAGCAGGCATGGCGGCGGGAGGTGCGGCTATGGACGCTTCTATGTTTAAGCCCCAAGTAGACCCTGCAAAGGATCGCTCAGGCAGCGTTTGGGAAGCTCTTCAAGGTTAATCCTAATCTACTCCAGGGTTGCAAAATATCTCTCACACCTATATACTAAATACTATATCATGGATCAAACTACTCAAGAAATCTACGAAATCGGCCTGGAAAAATTTGCAGGGGATGGTAACTTAGCCCAAGAATTTGTAGAGGGCTTTGTGAAAGAGGCTGTCAATCTTACAGGCCTCGGGGAGTTTCTAATTGGTCATGCAGGCAAAGCTGTTGCCACCGGAGTTACCGGTCTAGCTTTAGGCCTGGGAATTCACGGAGTCTCCTCAGCTCTCAATGCAGCTGGAACTGCTAATCTTCGTGCAAAGTACGAAGAAGCTCTCCGCCATGTCACTTCTACCAACCCTTTACTAGGTCAAGCTGACTCTGCAAAGATTCGCTCCTACGGGGAAACCATTTTTAAGTTTGCACCTCACGTTGCAGCAGATCCTAATCTGCTCAGCTCTATCCTAGCCAATGCAGTGCATGGGGAAGGTATCGATCCTATGACGGTAAAGACTCTAGCTGAGCTGGAAAGCCGAGTGATTGATTCTCGCAAGAACTCTATGTTCTCTCCGAAGTCTTACGTTTAAACAGGAGGAGCTTTGAACCCTATACTGAAAAAGGTCATATCCAACGCTAGTAAGGCGGGAGGAGTTACGGCCAAGAAGCTCGGGGAAGCAGGCCAATCTGTTGCTACGGGAATCAGATTGACCCCCTTTCATTCTAAGGTTGGCCTAGGAATGGGTGCGACTTCTTTTGCCCTAGGGGTGTCCAATTACCGGACAAACAAGGCTAGAAACGACGCTAATATGAGTCAGTTAGAGCTTCAACAAAAGTCTCTTAAGGCTTTGAACTCTATTCATAACTCGTTAAAGAAACTACCAGTAGCTCCACAATCTACTGCTGTAGTTACTCCGAAAAAGAAGTAAATAACACCGACTCCTCCCCGGCTCTTATGTTAAAACTCATTGATATCGACCCAACCTTCTTCCACGAAGAGCCGGTAATTCAGATCATAGACTTCGATCACGCCAAGGGTATGGTAAAGTCTGCTGCCGCAGATTCCAGAATATCTCAGTACGCTGAAAAGATCAGTCCAGATCCTTCCAAGATCTACGTACATATCCTGGCGATGGGTGCAGGTGAATACTACGGAGCTAACCGTAATGCAGACTATTTCCCCGAGGAAAACCTCAAGATTTATCATGAGAGCTTTGCCACCTCTCCCGCTCACATCTTCAAGCATCACATTAATAAGAATCCTGAGATTGCAATTGGGCAGGTAATCTTCTCTATCTACAATGACAGAATGCATCGGGTCGAAATTATCGCCTGGATTGATAAGAAGAAGGGTGCTGACGTTGTCGAAAAGATTGAGCGGGGGGAGTTTCCCTCAACCTCTATGGCCTGTCATACCCCCTATGACACCTGTTCGATCTGTGGAAACCAAGCCAGGTCCCGAGGAGAGTATTGCGTCCACCTCCGGGATGAACTAGGTAAGATCCACGCTGACGGAAAGAAGACGATGGCCATTAATGACGGGCCGTTGCGCTTCTTCGATATGTCCATAGTGTTTCGCCCCGCAGATGTCACAAGCAGCGTTCTACAAAAGGTTGCCAGTGACCAAGCTTTTATGCATGGTGGGCTCTTAGGCTCTGCTGAGTCTGCATTCCTACAAGGCCTTCAGGAAAAGGCTGCGGAGATGAAGAAGCTCAGCGAACTGGTGAAAGAGGTGGAAGGGTCTATCGTGTCCTCTTCTCCTACTCTATCCTCTATTTTAGCTAAGGTAAAAGACCCGAAAGACGACGTTTTAGACCTATTGGTTCAGTTTGATATTCACCACGTTATCCATGCGCTGGCAGAGTTAGGTATCTCCCCCTCAGTTGGGTTTTTTGCCAAGTATATAGGCCAGAAGCTGACCGGTCAATCCGTAGAAGGTATTGAGCATTTGGTTCAAGGACTTTTACAAGAGGACTCTTCACAGCTCCCGGTACCTGACATGATGATGGCGAAAGAAGCTTCTGCCAGTGTCAATGCAGCAAAGCTTTCATTGGTCCATGTTTTAACCCCGTTCGTCAAATCAGCGTCCCTGTTCCCGGAAATGGTTATGCAGAGATCGGTGGAAGAAGGTCGAGGTCAACTTGCTGCACCTTCAGTGCTCTTCCCTCATCCAGAAGATGCTATGCCTTGGGGTAACATGGGGTTTATCGGCAATGGCCCACAGGTTGTTCCGGATAGCCGTTTGGCGTATAGATCCCTAAAGGAGACTCATGATTCCCAGTCTCCAGGCTTGTTAAAGACTTTGTTTATGATCGGAGGAGCTGCTGTAGCTGCTAAGTGGCTGCTCTCCCGGATGATAGAGAGTAAGATGCAAGAACAGCAAGCTTTACTGGCTTCTAGAAATTCCTTGAATAATCAGAGAGCACCTGTTAAAATAGTATTAGTCAAATCTGCACAAGAAGCGATTTCAGTTCAAGAACTTGTCAAAGCTTCCCTTCTCAACAACTTAAAAGGACTTTGATAATTCAAAGTTAGTGCAGTAAATACACGATAGTCAATCACAACCCATTAACTAAATAGGATATATTACATGGATCTCACCCTAGACAAGCTCCTGGCCGAACTTCAAGGTAATCTGGAAAAGTCGGCTGCCGAGGCAGAAAAGGACGAATCAGACGACAAGGAAAAGGGTAAGCCTGCTTTCCTGAAGGAAAAGGAGTCTGAAGATAAGGAAAAGAAGGGCGACGACGAAGACGGAGAAAAGTCACCCAAGGAAGACGACGAAGATAAGGAGAAGGGCCAAGAGAAGTCAGCATCGGAAGCTGGCGCCGCCCTGGCCCGTGAAGTCTTTGAAAAGATTGCAGCTCTACAACTCAACACCCCTGAAACCCCTATGAATAAGCAAGCCTCTACTGCCGGACAAGCCCTGGCCCAAGCTCTTCTGAAGAAGGCTTCCACCGAAGACCTCACTTCTTCGAATGGTATCGCTCCAGGCGCCGTGCCTAATAAGGCCCAAGTTGCTAATGCCCAAATGGTCGCTGAGACTGATGCTGTGGTGAAGCCTATGCCTACTTCGGATGGCCTACGCCCCACTGGTACGCTGAATGAAGTGTTTGACGCTATCATTCAAGACGCTCTGGCTCAAGGTGCCGCTGGTGTGGATCAGGTGAACGAGACAGGTATTGCCGATAAGGAAGGTAACGTCGAAGACCATGCCGTTCCTAATCAAGTTGGCGTGGAAAAGGCTGCTGCAGTTGCGCATCTGGTTGCTCAAGGCGTAGACTTTGGCGATGCCGTGGAACTGGTGAAGCAAGCTGAAGCTGAGATTGCCGATGAGATGGAAAAGGCTGCTGCCATGGCTAGCCTGATCGAACAAGGTATTGACTTTGATCAAGCGGTGGAGATGGTGAAGCAAGCTGAAGCTGAGATTGCGGAAGAAGACGCTACTCTGACAAAGGCCGCTTATCTGCAGACTTTGATTGAAGGTGGCGTGGACTTTGATTCTGCCGTGGAAATGGTCAAGCAAGCTTCTGCCGAAGACCTCACTTCCTCCACTGGTATTGCCCCTGGCGCTGTGCCGAATAAGGCTCAAGTCGCTAACGCCCAAATTGTGGCCGAGAGTGATGCCGTTATCAAGCCTATGCCTACCTCTGACGGCCTGCGGCCTACCGGTACTATGAATGAAGTGTTTGATGCCATCATTCAAGATGCTCTGGCTCAAGGTGCTGCTGGCGGGGATCAGGTGAATGTATCTGGTATTGCTGATAAGGAAGGTATGGTTGAAGACCATGCTGTGCCTAATCAGGTCAAGGTTGCTTATGTGACTGGCTTGGTTGAGCAGGGTATGGATTATGAAGATGCCGTGGAGCTGGTGAAGAAGGCTAGCGCTGGGGCCTCAGATGTGGCTAGGGGGATATTTTCTCCTGCAGGGATGAATCGGCATATTGATGATAAGACCGGCGGAGAGAACTCCGGTATTGGGCGGAGGGCTAAAGAAAATGTCGTAGGGAGCCTTCGCGCTACCGGCAGAGGTGTTGCCGAATCCTTGGGAGGGGCACTGGTGGGAGGGATGACAGGGGGTGGATTATCACTTCTCTCAAGAGGGAGAATTAGCCATAGTGCTGCAGTTACCGGGGGTAATTTATTAGGGGGGACACTTGGCCTGGGCCACGGAGTCGTGGAGTCCCTTAAAAACCAAGCCAACGAACGCTACGCTCGAAATGAAAAGAAGGCTGCCCTGATCGGCGAAGTTCTCAACGCTGGACAAAAGCTTACAGGCCGTGCACTGACCACCCCTGCAGCCGCTGGTGTCGCTAAGCTGGCTAAGCCAGGCATGGGTCTAGGTAAGAAGCTTGCTATTGGTGCAGGTGCTGGGTATGCTGCTAATAAGGCTCTTGGCCAACAAAAGCAAGCTGCCGTTGCTGGTCTGATGGACCTGGGCGTTGACTTTGACCAAGCTGTGGAATTGGTGAATGCCAAGTCTCAGGAGCTGTTTGGAGGCTAAGCAGAGGGGGGCTTAAAAAGCCCTTTCTCTAACCTCCTTACCTATATGATCACCGACTTCGACCTGTTCCTGAAAACCTATTTCGTTACTTGGATAAAATGGCAAACCGATACCTTGAAAAAGTGGCAAGAATTCTCTCTGATGACTCCAAGAAAGAGCTAGCTCAAACCGGAGTTATCGGGGCCATCGGGATGGGTACTAGTGCCTTAACTCATAAGGTGATGAATCCTGGAGTAAAGAGTGTGGCTCAAAAGGTAGGGTCAGGAGCAGTGAGCACAATAGCTCACGCCGCTAGACCTAGCCTAGGCCTACTTGGGAAAGCCAAGGGGATTCTCCAGGGAATCAAGTCATCCCCTACCACAAAGGCCGCTTTAATCGGTGGGGGACTAGGTCTTCTCGGGGATTTTGCAGCGGTGAAAATTAACAAAGCTATCGACAAACACGGAGCCAACTAAGTGAAAACTTCAACGACTTTACTAAAAAAGGCTGAGAGTATTCTCAGTCAATCAATGGAATACACCGCTGTGCAAATGCTAAAGCAAGCTGGTCTAGATGAAAACCAAGCTCGAATCGAGGTTGCTCAAAGCTTGATGGAAAAGGAAGCTGCGTCCGGCTTGGTGTCCCAGGGTATCGACTACGATTCAGCCTTGGCGATGATCAAGGTTGCAGGTATTAAGATTTCTGACCTTGCCGAATTCAAAGCTCAACCTACTGATGAAGAGGTTTTAGCTAACTTCTTGACGAAGGTTGCCAGTGAAGTAACCGAGCTGGAAAAGCAAGCTTCCCAGCTGGAACAAGCCAAAGCAGAGATTCAAGAACTTCTTGAAAAGGTTGCTAGCCTAGAGTCAGCATTGGAGAACGCCCCGGTAGAAATGCCTGATCAAATCTCCAAGTTGGCCCAGAGCGGAGACTTCACGGCTGCTGACCTTCAAGCTCTTATGGCGCTTCCGGATTCGACGTTAACCAAGGTTGCCAGCGCAAGTGAACAGCCTTGGAAGATGGGGAAGTCTGCAGGCGCAGCTAGGGACAGTATGGATCCTTTTACAGCGTTTATTCTGAGCTGATCTCTTCTAAGAAGTAACTAGGCCCCGAAAGGGGCTTTTTCTATGAAAAAACTACTCTTAAATCTTAGATTTAGCTTTTCATGCTTTGTTTTTAATTTCTCGACTAAAATATAGTCATCTACTAAGATTCGTAAGTTGATTCTCTTTTATAAATCAACTTACTTCCAAAACTAACCTATTAAGGATATTTCGATATGAAAATGGATGCAGGTAAAAACGTAAATATAATCCGGGGATGGCCGCTCGATGGATCGCTGGACCGCGTTGAAACCATTAAGTCTGGCGTAACTCTGGTGAACGGTGACTGGGTTGTTAAGCAAGCTGACAACACTGTTGATAAGGCTACCACTTCTAAGGCTGGCAATGCTGGTCTAGTGATTCAAGGTAACGGCGACTCCGGCTCAGGTGCTGCAACCGGTAAGGCTGTGGTTCTGTGGGGGAACTTCATCGCTCAGATCAAGAATCTGCCAAGCGCTGTGACGTTTACTCCCGGTGCCTACGTGACCATTCAAAAGGATGGTACAGGTCTGAACTATCTGGCCCTAGGTACTTTCGGTACTGATCCTATCGTTGGCGTGGTCCTGGACGTGATTGCCAACTCCGCTGTGAATGATGCCTCGATCATCGTCAAGTTCAACTAATCCAGGAGCATACTAAAAATGAGTTATAACACTGAAACTGTCAACGTTCAATACCTGAACCAGTCTTTCCTGGACAAGGTTGATTCGGGTATGACTAAGGAAGCTGGCGTTGCCATGTCGGCTTTTGTTCGCCAAAAGCTTCGTGAGGATGGCTTTACTCGTAAGGTCTTGCCTTTCCAACCGATTACTGCGGCTGAACTAGATCGTCAGCTAACAGAAGAGCCTACGGTTATTTGTGAGAAAGAACCCGATTCGATTGCAGCTACTTTACCCTTCCTGGGCCGTAGCGAAATTCGGTACTGGACTACTCCTCGCTACCCCGTGACGTTCCAAAAATTAGCATCAGCCGATTTTAGAAAAAGTAAGTTCGAACTTTTAACTTACCGGACGGATATCCGCACGGTGCTGCAAGAGAATTCGATCAAGGATATCCAAAAGCAAGAAGACGTGGGTTTCTACGGCAACATCCGTACGATCACTGCTGCTCAAAGCAATGACTACGCCATCTCTGGTGGATTCTCCAAGGCTAACTTCCTGGCTGGTGTCAAGAAGCTGATTCAAAAGCAACTACCTGTCGGTTGCGTGCTGATGACCCAAAGCCTGTACTCGGATCTGCTGGCATTCCCCTCAACCGACGTTGGTAGCCCTGCTGCTTCCAGCCTGTGGATGGGTGAAGCTTCACTGACTTCACCGTTCGGATACAACATCATCACTACCAACAAGAATGACATTCTTGCTGATAACGAAATGCTGGTGTTTGCTCCCCCGCAGTATTTGGGTCAAGCATATTCGCTCCAAGAAGCGACTGTGTTCCTCAAGGCTGAGAAGGAAATGCTGGAGTGGTCGGTATACGAATCGATTGGTGTGGGCCTTGGTAACGTCAACGCCGTGGTTCGTTGCACGTTCTAAGCTAAAAAAAGCAGAGTTATTCTCTGCCTTTTCTAAAAAGCCTGGGATAGCCAGGCTTTTTCTTTCACAGATCTAGAACCCATTTTTTCTTACCACAATCCCAGATCTGGTAGTAGTGGTTTTTCTCACAATTTACCAGCTCAGTCTCTTCCGGATCATAGAATGGGAGTTCCCCTTTATCAAACTTGGCTTTCAAATATTGATGCTGAAACCCTCTTTTATGAAACCTACGCATACCTCGGGTATACATGTAGTCTGGGGGTATTTCATACTCTACTTGAAACCCGTTCTTTTCGTAGACGTCCCCCAGAGACCACCTAGTGTCTGAGAAAGACACAACTCTGCTTAAAGCAGTACCTTTACTTTCTTGATCTTTTAGGTAGGCTCTCAAGAGCTTAGAAAACCCCCCAACAATTTGCCCCCTAGACACAAACCTAATAAGCTCAACTTCACAAGGGATCCCAGTATTTCTAAACCCCATCACTGCTACTACTTGACCTTGAGAGATAAGACCTACACAAGTAGCTGCAGCCCCTGCCCCCTGTAAGTGGAACTCCTCTAAGAACGCCTTAGCTTCACTCCAAGGCACCCCTACTACACTTGTATTCCTCGCAAAAATCTTTTGACCCGAATAGATCTTTAAGTTCATGGATAGAATGGATTCTACTTTACTTCTGGAATAGACCCACTCATCTTCAAATATGTGAATAACCCTAATCCCCTCTTTTGCCGCATCTAACGTCTTCTTTAAGTGGTAGTTCTTATCTTTGTTAAATGCGCTAGAGTGGTAATACAGGCCATCATATTCTATTCCAAGTCTCAGAGAAGGGAGGTATATGTCTATCTCTTTATTGTTTTGCATTCGGTACCCATGGATTGCTTCTAATCCTCTTGATGCAATAAACTCAAGTATTTCAGTTTCAGGTGTGGATTGTGCAGACACGCATTTTCTACATCCATGACCGGCCAGATGATCTCCTGCTGATTGAGTAAACCAACCGTGATCATTTTTCTTGCAGAATATCCTCATTTTGTGGTTGGTTGTGATAAAAGACTCCCAGTCATACTCAAAAGCATCCCCCCACCGAGAGTATGCACGCTCCTGCAGTACATGACGGGGCAATCTATTCTCATCTACCATCTTCTCTACCCCACACTTCTGACACCCATGTCCATTCCAATGAGACATTGGGGTCTGCTCAAACACCCCATGTTCCCTGCATATCATGGACATTTTCGTAGTGGCGTTCTTATAGGTACTGAAGTCATAATCATAGGTTTCCCCATGAACCTGTCTGAAGCGCTTCTCACAATCATCCTGAGAAATCGCCTTGGTACCTCTAGGCGTACAGACTCTGCAGCTTACCGAGTCCTTTCGTATCAAAACCTCATACAAATAAGAGGCTCTTGTCCCACACGGAATGTGTGTTAGGAAAAACCTCTCACTTGCCTTTGTGTACTCTGGGTTAGAGAAATCGAATTCTCCCGGGTATCTTCCTTCTATCTTTTCTTGAAAGTAAGGAAACCCTTTGCTTGTATTTTCAACAGCTGAAATTCGAGAACACTTAGGGCAGCCATGTTTGCTCGTCAAATGTCTATAGATTGTTTGCTGAAATAGTCCATGTTCAGGGCAAATAATAGGGATTGTTGAAACCCTATTCTGAATACCATTTAGATCATAGACAAATCGTTTGCCGTGAACAGCCTCTAACTCCAAGGCCACTTCGGCTTCTAGTTCCAGATTTCTCTTTTGAATTTCCATGTCTTTATCAAGTAGGCCCTAGAGTGGGGCCGGATTAATTATACCAGGTCCAAGACCCATTTTTTCTTACCACAATCCCAGATTTGAAAGATGTTGTGATTATAGCAGTTCTCAACTTCTGATAGTTCTGAATTGTAGTTTTCCAACATCTTTTCTAAATCCTCCCTTCTGAATCCCTGTTTATGGAACCGACGCCTTCCCCTTACGTAGTAGTAGTCGGGTCTAATTTCACATTCTAAATGAAAACCATTCTTTTCGTATACATCCCCCTGTGACCACCTGGTATCGGAGAAAGATATGATCTTAGTAAATTGAAAATCAGGGTCTCTTCTAAATGCAGATAACAGCTTAGAGAATCCTCCTTGAACTCTCCCTGTAGTGACAAATCGTACCAACTCTACCGCCCCTTCTCCCTGGCTCTTAAATGCCATAACCCCTACTAGAGTATCTCCGAAGAAAAGACCCTTGATCCACTTGCAAGGGGATCCTGCCCCTTGCAAATGATACTTTTCTATGAAGGGAGAAGCCTCTCCCCATGAGAGAGGTTTTACGTAGCATTTCCTAGCCCCTATCTTCTCAGAAGTCTCTCCTAGGACCCCTGTAATCAGATTGATCACTTTCTCTCTATGAAACATCCACTCATCTTCATATATATGAATCAACCTGATTCCATCTTTAAGACAATCCAGAGTTTTTTGCAAGTGCCAACTGGGAGACGCTCTTCTACCCATAGTACTTCCCAATTTACCTATACCATTGGAATGGTAGAATAATCCGTTGAACTCTATGGCTAAATTTGATTCCGGCAAGTAAATATCTACAGATCTTCCGCTAGGCGTGTTAAATTGAGGACGTACTGCTATCCCCAGCCCCGATAAAAAGTCTGTCAACTCCTTCTCCCCCTTAGAGATAGGATGGGGACACTTGCTACAACCAGCTCCCCGTAAATGGTCCTGAACTCTTTGAGTAAAAGGTCCATGCACCTCACAGATCAAGTTCCACTTTGCATAAGGACCTGTTCCTATTTTTTCAAGGTACTCATATTTATCCCCATGAATTGCCTTAGATCTAATTTCAGCCCCTTCTTTAGATTCCGTTCTAGCGGTAGAAGAAGCCCTACCCCCACATTTAGGACACCCGTGCCCTTTTGCATGAACCTTTGCCTGCTGGATGAACCATTCCTTATCCACCTTGCAGTACACCTTGATGGGAGAATCTAAAGTTTCATATCCGGTCATATCATAGTCATAGGTATCCCCATGCTGCCGTGCAAATCTTTCAAGCACCTCTTCTTGAGTTACTTTCATCTCTACCCATCCACGCTCTCGATTACAGTCAGGGCACCCTTTTCTCTCAGAAGAAAGTAAGACTGTAGGTTGGATAGAGAATATCGTATTACATTGATTGCATAGCAAGTTCATCGAAGACGTGTACTTTGAGTAAGTCCCTTCTTCTGGGGTGAATTTATCTTTGCCGTGAACTTCGTGTAATTCTTGGATGAACTTGCCGTAAGTAGGAATCGACGCCTCAGATCGCTCCTTAGTAGAGCACTTTGGGCAATGACACCCTTTTGCGTGTACAGCCGCAACTTGCCAAAATTCACCGTGCACTGGGCAGGTGATCTTGACTTCGTCCTGGGGACTTTTGTAAGTACTCCAGTCGTAGCCATACTGAGTTCCATGGGCCTCTAAAAATCTACCTGCCATAGTATCGGTGGAGACTTTCTTAGCCTCCCAGACACTTTGCATCTTACAGGCCTTGCACCCGTAACTACGCTTGCCAAAGATCCCCTCAGCGGTGAGCTTTAACTCATGTCCTCTTGCAGTACAAATAAGCTCTACAGGAGTCTCCGTGTTAACGTACTTAACCTTGCTGGTGTTGTATACACCTGGAAACTTTTGCTCCAACTCAGCAAGAAAAGACTCTTGTGTTCTCCGTTTTCCGCCCATCTATTGACCTTTTAAAAAATTAAATACAACTACCATCTAGAACAGTTACCCATCTTATACCAGCACCTGAGAGTTTTATTGAACTACTCACCCCAAATCTCCCACCACATGATGCCTCAACAACGTCCCCTCCGGCAGCCCTTCTACGAACCTAGCCAACTGCTCTGCATCGCTTGGCCTTTGAGAATCCTCAGGACCCGCTAGAGCCCCCCCTGCTACCCCAACAGCACCTACCCCCCTAGTCTTCTCCCATTGAAGCCTTACAGGCCCGCTATTTCCGTAGCAGCCTCCAGTGTCAGAGGTCTGACCTTCAACCCGCATAAGAATCTTCTTAGCCTGGTTCCCATGGGCGGTGAACTTGATCACGTAATCCCGTTCATGCCTAGCACAAAGTGGACTCCCAGACCCACAATTATAGCAGGTTGTCTGATCCTGATATTCTGCAGGGCATCGAACCATTCGGACTTCCCCGTTCGGAATAGACACTCTGTCTACCTTAGCATCGTAGCTTTTAGGCACCACCACCACTGTAGGGTACCCCGCCCGGATGGATTCTACTGCCTCGGCTACCGTGTCAGCCGAAACGTTGATACAAGTCTGGCCGGGAACGGTGATTGGCAAGAGTGTGTAGTTGAAGTGAGAGTAGGTCCAACTCCGGCCTTCTTTAGGTACAGCATGGACCACCACATCTAAATATTCTTGATTGATAAGACCTGAACCTTGTTCAGAACTTGGCTTGAGTTGGCAGGTTGTCGGACAAGTTGCGTAAACGCTCTCGTTCCCGGAACGATAGGTCGAGGCGCAAGGGCCTAGTTTCTTATTAGATGACTTGGAAATGGTTCTAAGCATTTTGAAATTCCTAATTTCACTGTTGACTTCGATCCCGCTATGCTAAAATCTTGGCATGCCGGATCCATTACAAATTGCTATTGCAATCCTACTAGACGCAGGCGATTGGATGCATATCCTTCACCTGAGAACCCAAAGCTACACGACTCATCTAGCTTTGAATAGCTATTACTCTTTCTTAACTGAGGCAGGGGATCGGCTTGCAGAACAAGCTACCGGAGACCCTCTCTCAGAAGTCGCTGTCCTATCTGAAACTCCGGAGTTAGTTCACAGTTTGCATAGTGAAAACCCAGTTGAATACTCAGCTACAATCATTGATGCCTTGCGTAACATTGCGGATAATCATTGCCCAAACAAGATTCTGCAATCAACGCTGTATGACATTATCGGGCAGATGTACCAGCAGCATTATCTTCTGAAGCGGGCTGCAGCTTAAGCAGTTGTAAACTCTTTTTGTCTAAAAAAAACCCAGCTCAAAGCTGGGTTTTTTAATTGGCATTACGCAATCGAAGCCAGGCGAGCTTCAAGGTCTTCCAGGCTCAAGTTAGCCAACTGGCCTTCCTTCTTTTCAGCAATCAGTTCCAGAATCTTCTGCCGCTCTTCCTTGCGAGCCTGAGCTGCAGAAGCGGCGTCACGTTCCGCAATCCGAACTGTAATCACAGCTTTAACAATTTCCAACTTGTCCGACAACTCTGCCGCAGCAGCAGATGCCGCCGTCGTCGGAGTAACAAACGAAGTCGTCTCAGCACTGGCCCGCACCGCCTTGTACAGGCCTTGAGCAATCTCATCGAGATTGGCCCGGCCCGTATTAGAGGTCAGCGGGAGGTCCCACAGGTCTTCGGTCGAGATTGCGCCCTTGGGGGACTCGAAACGAAACTTCTTGCGCGATGCGACTTGAAACAGGTCTTGTGACATGGTTTTTCCTTGTAGAAAGATTAGAACACGACTTTGATGGTGCGTGTAAATTTGCCTTTAACCCGGCAAAGAAGGGTATTCGGTTGAGTAGAAGAGAACCCGATTCCGCTCAGCTGCTCAGCCGCAGGAGCTGTTTTCAGCTTAGAGCCTACCATTTCCATCACCTTGCGATGAGGATCCAACTCGGACTTAAGGAATTCGTTGTAGAACCCCCGAGCCTGAGACTCATTAGCACAGCCCTCCAACATGAAGAAGAAATGCTTGTTGCCAATCCCTACCTGGTCATCCCAGAAATTCGGAGACATCATCACGGCGTTTACCTTGCGGAAAGTCTGGGTCGGGATTCCCCAAACTTGACGAGAGGTTTGGCCTACAGGGATCTTGTGCTCAATGGTAAACTTGCCGTTCTTCAAAGTTGCAACGGCAACGGTAACCCACTCCTTGTGCTTCAAGGGGCGAGGAAAATCATACTCGAAAACCTGACCTTCAAATTCAATCTCTGCTTTGAACCCGGAATTAGTTGGTTGACGCAGCGCCCAGTTGTGAATTTTGAAAATGTAAGCACCTTCCTTCATGAATTTCATATCAGGGAAGGTAATGTTTTCTACTGGGACATACCCTTCAGGTGCTGCATCAGTGTAGTCCACATCTTGCACCCCCTTGTACACGCTATTGGTGCGGCTATTCCAACCTACTCGACTCCCGGTTGGGTAGCCATCGTGACACCCATCTTTATGAGTGAGCCCGGTTGAAGTGGGGGTAAACACATGAAGATCCATCAGGCTGGCGTTTCGACCTACATGATTCCAACTGTGAGAGAATCGCAAGACCCCATCCACTCGACCCCCTGCAGCCCTTACCTTTTCCCGAAGAGAGTCTGCCACTTCTCCTGCGTAGGACCAGGAAAATCCATTCCCCCATTTAAACAGTTGGTTTGCCGAGGGATCAGTAGGGGCAATCAGGCTGACAAAGTTTGAAGTGTGGCGATTCTCCACCATCACTTCAATTGAGGTAGCCAATGGTAGAATGTCTGACACGAACTTACTAATAGGAACCTCTTCTACCTTATCCAAGCTCTTAGGTATCGTAGCCACTGAAGATGTCAGCTCATCGAAGACGTCCCCTGTCAGCACTGCTTTTGCACTTCGATCTGCAAACAGTACGTTATTGATCGTGATGTCTGGCAGAACTGCGTACCGGCGTTGAAGTGCAGAGGTTAGCCTCATTTCTTCGATAGTTTGCTTTGCCTTCTCGATCATCCCCTTGGTTACCAAAGCAGTGGGTCGCTTGTAGTTGGACGGGGCAACCATAGCCTCAAAGGACTTGACAGCTACTTCCAGGTCTTTCCCTTCAGAAACGGCAGTCAGCAGCGTTCCAATCGAAGAGTTCCGGATTCTCAGCACAGACTCTGGTTTGTCCAGATTCTGCCAAGCAAGCAAATGAGTGCCTGCCTCTCCGGAAGCCTCAGACTTAATCTTCAGTTTCCGAAACTCAGTCACGGCAAACTTATGTTCCTCCCCTCGGTAGAGAGACCCGTTTGCAATCAGTTCCAGGACGGTATCCACTGCATCCAGGGAGATTTCGTTCAGGCTGCGTACCAGAACATCGTAGGAACTTCGCTTCTGGCTCAGCGTCGTTGCAATTGTATCCGCCTTAGGGGCATACTTTGCGGGGATGTTGACGAAGAAGTGCCGCCAGGTTTTCACCCCGTCCACTGCTTGCTGAAAGGACTTGTCTTGACCTGCCGTAGCTTCGTAATGCAGAAACTGATCCTTGATGGGATGGGCTTTAACCAGGGCTGACATTGCATCTGCTACTGCCTGGTACTCAGGCTCATCCCTTGTAAGCTTGACATCCCAGATGCTGGTAAGTTCCCCATCCACAATGGCGACAACGTCCCCTACGGCGCGGATGAACGACTTACAGCAATTACAATCGTGCTCTGAGCGTTCTTTGAAAAGGGGGTTGGACCCTTCCGGGAAACTGGCCAAGTAATGTGTCCAGAGGTCGTCTTTGCTCACCGATGAACGGTAAAGCTGACCCTTAGCCAAAGTAGTGAATTTAGCAGCGACAGCTGCTTTGATTGATCCGAAGTCCATTTTGAGTTCCTTTAGAGAAGTAGAGAAAAGCCTGTCTAGGCTGGGAAATTAAGAAATTGGAAAACTGTCAAGTGGGAATTCTACATACAACTTTCGCTGCCAGGCTCTACCGATGAAACCTTTGGCCAGTCCGTCTCCGCTGAGAGGTAGTAGTTGACCAACTTCTACTAAGATTCCGAAACGGGTGAGGTGAGCCGCCAAGTCCCGGTAAAAACCTTTAACGCCAGGTTGGGTCAAGAGAGCGGCAATGGCCTGTGCATCAGGATGCCCTTGCCACGCTCCAATTTGCCAGCTATAGCGAAGCTCAGACTCTTCTTGTGAAAGCTCTTTTCGGTAGCACAAAGCTCGCCCAAGTTCTTCTTCTTGCTGAGCCAAGCTTTGCCGAGTCTTTTCTACTGCATCCAAGCACTTTTGCTTTTCTGCAGAATTCGGGACTGGGCCTAGATCCAATCCTAGTTGAGATCCTCGAGCCGAAGCTCTTCGGTGAGTCTTTGACATAGAAATGCCCTTTCTACTATTCTTGTACCAAGAAATTACAAATTTTGGGAATGGGGGTTGAGGCCGGCTCAATCTTCTCGAGCACGTTTGCTTTTTGGGCTGGGAATTTTATCCAGGGCAGCTTTGATGTCTTCCCAGGCTACGGGGGTATAGTTGTTGGCGTCCACCCCGACATCATAACGCCGAGCCGTCTTGTCGGAGATTGGGGTCTTGGAATGCATGTGGCCATGCAGGTTAAAGGCGCCTCGATGAGAGCCTGCCCAGCTTAGGTGGGGGAAATGAGAGCAGGTTACTAATACTCGATCCCTGGTTATTTCCAGGACTCTGAAATCAATCTGGTAGAAGGGAGAGTGAGAGGTCTGAACCGGATTATCGTGATTACCCATAACCAGAAGCTTATACCCATTCAACCTATTAATCACCGAATTGAACTTTTCGTTGGCCTTGTAAAAAGCAACATCTCCTAGGTGATAAACCGTATCGTCAGGCTTTACAACCGAATTCCAATTCTGAATCAAAACCTCGTCCATCTCTTCTACCGATGAAAACGGCCGGTCACAGTATTTGATAATATTGGCGTGACCGAAATGAGTATCTGAAGTGAAGAACATATGATTAGACATTTTCCTGTGTCCTATTAAAAAACAACCTAGTATCTGCTAGGTTGTTTCTGATTAATCTACTGGGCTTATTTATCCAGCAGTGCCGTCGCCACAATCATGCGCGCAATGTCCAAGCTTTCCACGACCCCTTGCTGGCTGCGCAGGAACTCTACGTCACCTTTCCGGTGAAACATCTCATGGTTGAAGAGGGAGCCTGCCACCAAGAAATGGTTGGGATGAGCCGGGCCATCGACTTCCCAATGGCCTCGCACGTACCGAATGCCTTGAATCTCAAGGGCCGTTTCCGGAATCCAGAACGCCCCAGTCCCCAGGAATTGGCAGCCATCCCAAGGGGAGGAATATGCTGAAACCTGGGACTGCAGTGCCCTGGCCGTAGCAAAAGCAGCTCCTTCCTTTTTGTTGTAAAGGTCGGAAGGATTACAGACGGAGATCCCGTAGTTCACCTGGTAACCCGGCTCCTCGTAGGGGGCAAGGCAGATTGGCTTGATCATAAACGCAAGCGTCACCCCGCCTCGAGGCTGAACGCCTTGACCTGCCAGCCGATAAGGTCCTTCTCCATAAATCTGGCCGGTCAACGGTGGCCGAAGGTGGGTAATGTGAAACGCCCGTTGATCCAGGGAGTGTTCAGGGGCTTTGAAAAGGGAAGCGTCGGTGAGAGAAGACACGGAAATTTCCTTGTAGAAAGAAGGGTTGAGGTAGGGACTGAGGAGGCTTAAAGCGTAGCAAGTTGAGCGTGAGGCCAGAGCTTGGCTTCCCGCCGAAGAACAAGCTCTAGGCCCTGTTCAATTTGATCCAGCTCTGCACTGGTAGCAACTCGACCAAAACCACGCATCCAGACATTGGCGTTTTGACCAAAGTCAGCGGAGCGCAGAATGTAGAACGACTTGTGTTCTGAACGAAACCCAATCAACTGTTTGAACAGTGAAGGTTCCACGGTGAGGTCGATGATTTCTTCTTCGTCATGGACCCAGTAGGAGGCGCTGCGAACAGCACCGGGAGTGCGGGCGGGGATGAGACCGAAAAGCATGGTTTTTCCTTAGTAGGTAAAGGGTTGGGGGAAATCTGAGGGGTGTCAGTTAAAACGTCGCTTCCCCTGTTTGTTGGGAAAGCTCAACTTCTTTTTGAAGCTTGGTGATTCGAGGGGGCCTGGGTAGAACCGTGAGAGTCATCCCAGGCAGAAGCCAAGCCTGAGCTTGGTCCTTATCGAAGAAAGCCCGGAGGGGACCGTCTTCGTCAGACACCAAGAATCGTGGCTTGTAGGGGGTTGTGCAGGTAGTTGAGGAATTCATCAAAGGAAAGGAAAACTTCAGCCCCATTTTTCTTAACCAAAGCGGCGACCTGTTTCAATGACTTGAGTTGATGAGAGGTGAACTCAGCGCCTTCGTCGTTTTCAACAAGAACCAACTTGGTATTCTGAGGACGCTTGTTGGAATCTTCAACAACTTCTGCCACAGAGTAATACCCGGTCATTCTCGGCGTAAGCACATAAAGAATGGTACCTGCAGTTTCCCGGTGGTACTTTTCGATCTCCATGCACTCAGGGGTCCAGTTTTCTACTACTGGATTGAAATAAGAAAAACCCCTTTCTTCCAGGACAGGAATGACTTGGTCCCGCCAAGTGGATCCGTTGCAGGTTCCACCGAGGAAGACGTCGACTGGGGATTGGATTTCAGCCATTTTTACTCACCCCCCAAGCTGAAGTTCAGAAAACTTGTTGGCGAGACTGATGCAGAACGCATGCTGGCCGGCTTCTTCATCTGTCAGAACCGTGCTTTTGTTCCGCAGGTTTTTGACATGGGCCTCCGATACCGCCCAGAGAACTTCCGCCTCAGAGGCAGTCTCCAGCGTTATCGTGATAGGTTGAAACTTGGGGGTTTGTTCGATTTTCACAAAAATCTCCAGTTAAGAAAAGCCTAGTTCAACTAGGCTTTTGAGAAAGGAAGGGGGAAGTTATTGGGGCTTTTTGCGGCGACTCACGAAGGTTATGATACCCAGCCCTGCCAACATCAACGCCCAAGTCTCCGGTTCAGGAATCGGTGCACAATGCTCGAAATACCCGATAGGGATAGTCCCCACTGAGTTACTGCACCCCGGGCATTGTGACAGATTGATCCAGGTATACGTGCTCGGAGGGACCGAAGCATGAATCGGAGGCATCGGCTCTACCGGAGTCTCCGGAACCGTCGGGTAAGAAGGCCCGCTCCGTTCGACGTAAATAGTGCTTCCATCCCGAGGAGATCCAGGTCCACCAGAGGGGATCAAAGGAGTGTCTCCTTCCGGGGGGAGTATAATAACCACAGGAGGGGTTCGCAGGCCAGGGCCAGACGGTCCGGTAGGCGCACCCTTCGATGCCTTGGAGATCAAGGCCACATTGTGGCAAATACTGGGGACCAGGATCGAGTACTCAGTACCGTCATTGCCGACCACTGAGTAAACCAGCCCAGGCTCTTTTCGAGTAGCCCCCCAATTCTGAAGCCCGGTCACCGGCCCTACGCACAAGCCGCCTCGCCAGTGCATGTCTCGAAGATTGGAGTATTCCTGACCTTGGGCGTCAAAAATACCTTTCTCCGAAATTTGCACTGCCACTGCAACTTGGCTGGGACGCTGCTTGAGCTTCTCCAAGAACTTTGCTTGAACGTCGGCCGGAAACTGGAAGCTTTTCACTGCATCAGAGACTTGCCCCTTGTAGGGTGCAGCTCCTGGGTGACTCCAGTCGCAGACCTGAGGCGTCGGCGTAGGAGGGATAGGGTGCTTGGCGGCAAAAGCCGTACACGAAAGTAAAGCAGTGCTTACTGCAAATAAGAGAGATTTGAGCATTGCGTTTTCCCCGCAAAAGTGTTGATGGATTGAAGAGCTGTGCGACTTGTAGTCGCCTTGTTTTGAGAGCGAGCAGAAGCTTTGGTAGCCTAGTTGTTATGGACCGAATTGCATCAAGGGCTATAGAACTTCAAGGCTCCCCGTTGAAGACCCCAGTCCCAGGCAGCATCTGAGAAAGAGTTGTACACAGCACTCATTTTCAAACTGGGATGGTCAATCCAGTTGTTATCAATACAGGTCTTGGCACAGCGGAGATGCCGCTCTTCCAGGTCTGCTAAGAGAGCAATCTCGAAAGGACCTACTCCTTCAAGTGCGAGGACCTCCGTAAGGGTCCTTACAAGAGGGGAAGTTGAATCTGTAGAAGGTGAAATCTTTGACTTCAGATCAGTGAGATCCCGAAGAGTCTCGTATCCTATCCCGCGCTGTAAGATCCTTAAACGATCTATGCTCACCATGCTTAGCAAAGGAGACCGGTGATTATACAGATTGAAGGTAGACGGTGACATTTCGCCAGAGGAGTCTTCTGTTCGAATGCAAGGCCCCTTTTGATTGAACAGAACTTGGAGTGCCTTATCAAAAATCTGCTGGGGTGTCTTATACACTACAGGCTTTGGCTTGAGTACATTCAGGTAACTGTCAAGAGGGATATCCATGATGCTTCCTGTTAAGAGAATTCGGTGTAGGGCTTTGTCTTGAAAACCCTGTTTACACTAATCTTATACCAAAGAAACCTGAATTAGTTGAATCTAAAAACGCGGTTTATGCAAGGTTTCCACCTAGGTTTGAAACTAAGCCGTATTCAACGAGTTTACGATGTTGAATCCAACCTTGAAAGTTCCCGGTCAACTTAGACTCTTCTACCCATACGGCATTCCTACTGGGGCCTTGACCGGACGGCTGGGACCTCCACTTTACTCCATAACCTCTCTCAATAGGAGTAGCCTGGTGTTCCAAAGGAGAAGCGTGAATGGGACTGGATCCTGCAAGCCGGTGGTAGAGCTTCAAGTCCTCATCAATAGAGGGATTGGTTCCATCATGCTTCAAGTACGACACTCTACAGCAACGGGCAGCAGACACTTGAAGTGCTTGCGTCAGGGTTAAACTGGTGACTTCTTCCCGGGTCAGGTAAGGAAGGTGCCATTCAAAAGGCTTGAGTTCTTTCGGGGTGGAATTTGCTAAAGCTGCTTTTTTAGCTTGGGCAAGAGCTTGGATCTCCGGCTGAGCGTCCTCATGGTCCCGCAAAGAAAAGAAGTTCTCCAAGCCTGCCGTTGTAGAAGTAACAATAACGTGCATATGCTGGAAAGGTTCCAGGATACGATTAGATACTTGCTTATGCAGACCTAACGCCTCCATGTCCCTAGCTACTTCTACTGCATTGGTAGCAGCATTGATCCAGAGCTGCTTTGCAAGTTCAGCCTTGTCCCCTGTCAATTCTGACTTAGCCTGCATTCCAGCTTGATTTTGCCCCCAGTGTATAGGCATTGCCGGCTCTGCTGAAACCATCTCTAGCATCTTTGTTACGGGGATGGCACGGGAGGAAGATGCATTCCGAGAAAACGCCCGATGCGTGTTGAACTCGCTGAGGATAAATCTGGGAAAGACTAGCTGCATCGTAGTTAGGCGAACGCCTTGATCAGAGACCGAGTCTTCGATGATCTTTGCGGAAATAGGCATTTGAACTTGGTTTAAAATGGAGAAGTACTCATTCTACCATACCAATGCCTTCTTTTCAAGCCTATCTTCAACGTGCGCTAAGGTCTTCCGACCCAGTTCTTCGCCACCCGGCTAAAGCGATTGATCACGTTTCAAGGTTCACAGATAGGATCCTGGGATCTTCTTCGTCTAAGCTTCGAACCCAGGCTCACGCCATGGGCCATGCAGCTTCTATGGCCAAGGGCGTGCATCCGGGGTTGGCTAGCCAGCAGCAGCGTTTTGCGGATAAGCTATCCCAAGCTGCCAAAGCCTCGACAAAAGCCGATAATTCGGTTAGAATGAAAACTGTGGCAGGAGTAGGTTCTGCTGCATTGATCCATAAAGCTTTGTCTAATCAAGGTTCTTCCGACTACGGGTCCTACTCAAACTCATACCCGACTTACTACTAATCATCAACCATCACTCATTTATGCCTAAGCACATCCTAAACAAATCCCCGGTATCTACTCTTGTATTTAAGGGCGGATTCTTTGAAATTCCTCCCGGTCAAAGCAAAGAAGCTGACCCCCTGGACCTAGAGCGAGGTATCTTCGATAGCGCTCTAGCTGCTGGCTGGATCGACATTGTTGAAAGTATCGAACCGGTCTCGATTGTGGTCCCGGAACCTCAAATCCCCGTCACGACGTTCCACGAGTCTGTCCTGGAAAACGGGTTGACCTATGATCAACTTCAAGCCCAAATTGCAGAGACTGAAGTTTCAGCAGAAGTAGTGACCACCACTTCAGAACCCGTTGTTGAACCCGTTGTTGAACCCGTTGTTGAACCCGTTGTTGAACCCGTTGTTGAACCCGTTGTTGAACCCGTTGTTGAACCCGTTGTTGAACCCGTTGTTGAACCCGTTGTTGAACCCG